TAGCAGACAAGAACAAGGGCGTGTTCAAGGACACATTCTTGACTTTCTCAGACAAGCCACAACTTGTTACTCTAAAGGGTAACATTGTTGACAAGGTTGCTCAAATGAGCAAGAGTGATTGGAACATGAGCACTAACTTGCATGCCGCTATGGACAAGATCCTAAGCGTTGCAGTTAAGGGTTCAGTACCAGCTAGCGACATGCCAGCCATGTTGCTGATCTTGTCAGACATGCAGTTCAACCAATGCGCCCGTTACGACGACAGCGCAATGCAAATGATCGAACGCAAGTTCGAAGATGCAGGTTATACTGTGCCACAGATTGTTTTCTGGAACCTAAACAGTTCAGACAACGTGCCTGTTGCCGCTGACAAGAGTGGTGCCGCATTGGTAAGTGGATTTAGCCCAAGTATAATGACTAGCTTGCTAGCCGCTGACTTGGATCAGTTCACTCCAGAAGGCATCATGCTTAAGACTGTAATGAGTGATCGTTACGCTCTCTAAGCTGTTGTAGAAATACAACAACCCCTTAAACCCTGTCAGCTGTTTTGGTTGACAGGGTTTTCTTTTGAGTTTATAATAGTTGTATGTATAAAATAATAGGAAAAGCAGAAACGTTCAAAGTTCTTACACTTGCTGAAGCAATGAACATTGCCAAAAGCATGAACGAGTTTGTAAGAATCGTTGGAACAGATTTTGAAATTGTAGGCATATTTGGAGTAGACACAGTCAAAGATGGCGTGTGCCCAGATGGCGTTGCTTACGATTGGAACAAAGCCGGCCGTATAGGTCGCGTTAAAAAGGAAAGAACATAATGCCATGGATTGAAAATATACCGTTGGAAAATGTAGCAAAAGGACAACACCATGCCTGCGGCGAGAACAGTATGCTAATACAGATCTCGGATCATGACATGGCATTCCCTACACCTAAGCATCAGTTCAAAGAAGTTCATCAGTTTATATTTTTGGATATTGAAGAAGAAGGCGATTTCGCCATTACAGATGAACAAGCCAAACAACTTGTGGCTCTTTTACAACATGCATTTGAGAATCGGATGAATGTTGTTGTTCACTGTCACGCAGGCATTTGCCGCTCGGGTGCGGTCTGTGAGGTCGGAGTCATGATGGGCTTTGCAGATTGCGGACGTTTCAGGATGCCTAACTTGTTAGTCAAGCATAAAATGATGCGGGTGCTAGGGTGGACATACGACAGCGAAGAAAAGTCCTATGATGTACACGGAAGTGTTAACGAGTGGGGCTTTATTACTCCAAAGAATCCGGTTGACTAACTAGCGGAATGATGTTATAATAACGTTATAGTAACAAGGAGCGCACAATGGACATTCGAGTTGAAGCACGTAGCCCAAAGAAGAAGAAGTTTATAGAAGCTATTCTTCCTTCAATAGTTACACAGCTTGGTTTGGATAACAGCAGAAAATCTGTTTTGATCAGTCTTGAGCAAGACTGTGCGGGTATGGGTTTTACTTTACCTCTTGATGCTCTCGATAGTTACGTGGTAGTTATTAAGCCTTCATTGAGCATTAAGGATATCGGACTCACACTTGCACACGAGATGGTTCATGTGCGACAGTTTGCCAAAGGTATTCTTAAAGTAAAGAATGGAGTGAACTATTGGAAGGGTAAACGGTTTACCAAGCGAACCAAGTATTTGGATCAGCCCTGGGAACAAGATGCCTTTGCAAGACAAGAAATCATTTTTAGAAAATCAATCGAGTAAAGGATACTAAATGGCAGGCAAAGCAAAATCAGTTTATCTAACGATAACTAAAAAAGGTTCAATGAAAACAGAGTTTCATAGAATGTTTTTTGATGCTAAAGGCTTTAACGAGTACGTTAAATCGGAAGAATTCAAAGCCAAATGGCCTGCTAGTGAGTATAATATTATAAAAGAAGTTTATTAAAGAAAGGAGGCAGATATGCCAAGTGTATTCTTAGTAAGCGACACGCACTTTGGTCACACTGGTGTTTGCCGCTTTACCCGTAACGATGGAGTTACAAAGTTACGTCCGTGGGACGATGCAGATGAGATGGATGAAGCCATGGTTAAGGCTTGGAACGAAAGAGTCAAGCCCACTGACAAGGTCTATCACTTAGGTGACGTGGTTATTAACCGCAAGGCATTGAAAGTCTTAAGTCGCTTAAACGGCGACAAGGTCTTAATCCGCGGTAACCACGACATCTTCCGTGACGACGAGTACAGGCAGTACTTTAGAGAGTTACGTGCATATCATGTTATGAACGGAATGATCTTAAGTCACATTCCTTTACACTCGGATTCAATGGGACGTTTTGGTGTTAACATTCACGGACATACTCACGCAAACCGTGTCAAGAAGGCCCGAGGTGTTGATGCTAAAACAGGAGAGATCTTATACAGTGATATGAACGATGTCCGCTACCACTGCGTGTGTGTAGAACAGACCCCGGACTTTGCTCCTATCTTGTTTGAAGATGTTATCCGTAACATCGAAGCTGAAGGTGGAAGTGTTGGATTTAAAAACGGGAACGGGCCTACAATGTAGGCTCGTTTTTAAGGAGTTAATATGATTAGATTAAACGTATTTGAATTGGATAAGATCAAAAAGATCTGTGAAGAAGTTGGCACAGAATACTTTGTGTTAGAACAGACTGCTGATACAGGCATTGGTAGTATTCTTACACTGACCTATGACACAGAGATTGCAGATTATCCTGCAAAGATTTCTATCGAAGTATCAGGTGTAGAGAGCTGGTAATGAACGAGCGAATCAAAGAACTTTTAAATCAGGCTACTACTGATGCCTTGTATGAAACTAAAGATGCCGTTGACTTCTTAGATAATCCTGTGTCAAAACAACAACGTGAATTACAGTTGGAAAAGTTCGCCGAGTTGATTGTGAAAGAATGTGCCAATCATTGTGATTTACTATTAGATCATAAGATTAGTTCAGAATGGTCAAGAGGAACACACGATTGTTCCAGAGCGATTAAGAAACATTTCGGAGTTGAATGATGAAAATTAAGTTTGATAAAGATACAATGCCTGACGAACTGTACAATGCGCTACTAAAGCATTTTGTAAACGAAGCAGTTGGTCTCGGCGTAGAAGTCAACAAGTTTACCGAGTTTACCAACTGGGTTATCGAGTGTGAAGTAGATGTGAAAGAAGCGGTGCATTAATGCCTAAGTGTTATCAACTTATTGGAGTTCCGGGTGCAGGAAAATCCACTTGGTATAAAAATCAAGACTGGTTAGGTGAGGATAAAAAGGATCACAAGTATGTTTCAACCGATCAGCATGTTGAAGGATATGCTAAGGATCAAGGTAAAACATACAGTGAAGTGTTTACAGAATATATGCCCACTGCTGTCCAGCAAATGATGGTAAATGTTAACATGGCATGTGCATTTCAGATGGACATTGTATGGGATCAGACTAGTACTACTATCGCAAGTCGGGCTCGCAAGTTTAATGCCTTACCTGATTATGAGCATATCGCCATAGTGTTTCGTACTCCTGAACATAAAGAACTTATGCGTCGATTAGAAAGTCGGTGGGAGGATGGCAAGATTATTCCTGAAAATGTTATTACTAGTATGATTGCCAGTTGGGAAGAACCTACTACTGAAGAAGGATTCAAAGAGATTTGGTATGTATGATAACCAACATGGAGATAATTTTTAGAAGGTAATGATAAGTATTCTTACTTGTCGTTACCTTTTTTTTTTGAATTTTAAATGCTAACTATCCTTTCCCTACTGCTACTCAAACATTGGTACGTTGACTTTGTACAACAGACCAGCGAACATATTCAGCACAAGGGCACGTACGGGCATCCAAAAGGTATTGAACACTCATTGTGGCATGGCCTTTATACTGCACTTATATTCTTTTTGGTCTTGTCTTTTGAAGAAGCTGTCTTATTAGGTTTGGCTGATTTCGTCTTGCATTATCATATAGATTATGTTAAAATACAGTACGGAGAGAAAGATTTGAAAGAGAAAAGATTCTGGAGTCACTTTGGACTAGATCAATTTGCTCATCAAATCACTTATATTTTATTAACAGCAATCGCGATGGGACTTTAATGGCACAGCATTTAATGGTGGACTTGGAGACACTAGATACAAAAACTTCAGCAACTATCCTAACTCTAGGAGCAGTGAGGTTTGATCCATTTACTAATGCTCCAATGAAAGAGCTTTATCTACGTGTAGACATTGACAGTCAAGACAAACTAGGCTGTACAGTCAGTGACGACACGCTCAAATGGTGGAGTTCCCAAAATACAGATGTTAAAGAAGAAGCATTTAATCCTCTTAACCGTATTCCAATCCATGAAGTTATTAATCAATTCCATGCACTAGCTTGGGGCTGTAGTCACTTTTGGTCACACGGTGCCACATTTGACTTGATGATTTTACAGAACATTTATGAAAAATTAGGTCGTGCATACCCGTGGAACTTCTGGGAGATGCGAGATACTCGTACCTTATTTGAGTTAGCAGATCCGGATATGCCACAAGACTCAAAACACAATGCCTTAGAAGATGCAAAACGTCAAGCAATTGGAGTGAAGAATGTCTATAGAAAAATTGGATTTACCGGATACAAACGCTAAGGTCAGTTCTAGTCCCGAGCGTCATACCTTCCAAAAAGAAGGATATATCAAAAACTGTGAGGAAGAGGGCAAAGAACCAAATCCCGACTATGTTAATATGTACAAGACTTGGCGAGAACAGGATGAAGAAAATCTAAAAGATCCTGCTTGGCAAAAGGATAATCTCGAGTATGATCTTCGTAGCACCTCTTGGATATTAGAGAAAGCTCGTGCTAGCGAAAACTATGCCCAAAATATCTATGCCGCGTTATGTAATATGCGTTGGCAACGTATTGGCATGTGGCCTGCTCTTAAAGATGAATACTGGTCTTGTAGTTGGAGAAGTGCAGGCGGGGTTGTTTCTGACATGTTAGGAACAGGTGACTATATTGATTGGTATTGTAGTGGCATTGGTAGTCAAGACACTGGATACGGATTAAGTGATAAGAAGCCAGAATTAGAAGCTGATGGAAGAACCTATGTACCGGAAGGTGTAGTAACTGAAGAAATACGCAAAGACTTCCAAACACTAGGATGGGTACCTAGTGAATGGCCAGACGAAGATTAAATACATATATGAAAACAACTTATCTAGTAGAAGAACTATTTGAAGACATTGAAGGCGATCCCGACAATGTCATATTTAAAATCCCACCAGAAATCTGTGAAGCACAAGGTTGGAAAGAAGGCGATACCATGCACATTGAAGCCAGTGATGGACAACTAATTATCAAAAAAGTATGAGCAAAGAAGAGTTGATTGAGTTGGAAGGTACCATTTCCGAAGTACTTCCGGCTAATATGTTTCGCGTTACTTTGGAAAATCAGCATGTGATCACATGCTATACAAACGGCAGACTTCGCCAAAATAAAATCAAAATGATTCTAGCAGATCGAGTTCGGGTAGAAATGTCACCATACGATATGTCCAAAGGACGTATAACATACAGATTGTGACTTGACTTTTAGTTAAGTTGAAGTTATAATTGTATTAAGGTTGAAACAGAATGTATGGAATAGGTCCATACATTGATCGTAGTAAACCTATTAATGCTGTAAATTAAGTCAGCGAAAAGGAAACATCATGGCAACAATGACTCTCGTCGCCAAACAAGCTCGCGCAACTAAGGCCAAGCCTTACAATAAAAAACAAGCAATAAATGCTTTTGTAAAAAAATTCAAACACCAGTTTGAAATGAAGGACGATGCAATCGACCTTCGCGAAATGGCAAAGAATTATACAAACAACACGATCCCGCTTGAAGATATTCATCAAGCAATTTTGACAGTCTTAGGTCCAAAGTTCAGTAATCGAACTGTTACACCTTACGACCCAAGTGGCGGCGCAACCATTACGTACCACAATAAATCAATTAGCCCACGCTTTGGCTACATCATGTGGGACCAAGCATACCTCTGGACTGTGTTCCAACGTGACGTTGCTCCTAACCATTGCGAAAAAATTGACCGTGATTGGGATCACACCTGTGCTATTGTGCCTTGTGCCATTCGTCTTACTCTTAAAGACGGCACAGTAATTTACTGTATCTGGGACGGACACCATACTATTCAAGTAATGAAATTACAGGGCTATACTAGTTTCCCAGTTTGGTATATTGACATTGATCATATTTTGGACGAAGAAGTAGAAGATGCAGGTTTTGAAGCCACTGACGATGGTCGCATTGCTTATGGCGCTTACCTTGCTGGTACTAACATGCGTATGATCAACGGCAAAAACAAACGCCAGTTGAGTGCATATGATGACTTTATGATTGGTCTTGAAACTAAAGACCCACAATATGTTAGCATGATGAATATTTTGCGTAAACATAGTTGTGTGCCAAAACGTCACGCAACCTGCGCTGGCGCCTTTACGCAGATTAAGTCAGGTATGGAATGCTACGACTTTGATAAGGGAGTTAGTTGGGAACGTGCTCTTCGATTGCACCGCACTAACTGGACTGCCGCACCACTTACATTAGAGGTGTTTCGTCCGCTAAGTATGTTGTTCCATCGTGCCGCATTGGAAGGCTTTGACCTTGACGAGAACTTTGAAATTGAACTTATGTCAATGTTAGTCGGACGTTGGGGCGACCCTGAGAGTGTTCAAGAAGGCATTAAGGAAAGCTATTGGAAGGCTTACAATACTGTTGGTAAGTTAAAGGGTAATATTCCAGAGCACGATAAAGAACGTGTGCTTGCAGGATTGATTAACTTTTATCGCCAAAAAGGCGGCAAAACAATGTTGCCAGAACCCATGTGCCAGTGGAAGGTGTAACATGAGATTTTCATTAATGAAAAACTGGGCACCAAAGTGTGCTCACGAAGATTGTAATACCCCGGTTAGCTATCACGATAAGGGAATAAAGACAGACGGTACTCCCTGGGCTAAATGGAAATCTTTTTGTGACCACCATCGAACAATAGGAAAGGCCACACGTGACCTTTTTATAAAGTCAAGAGGAGGTTGCGAGAATCGCGATGCTAGATTAGGTTGGGTATGCGGAGATCCTACAACTCCAAGTTTAACAATCGACCATTGGGACGGAAACAAACATAATAACAATCAAGATAATCTTGTTGTTCTATGTGCAAACTGTCATAACGAAAAGAGTAAAAAGTTTAAAGATACAGTACAGAGGTATACAAACTATAATACTCGTTTCCATGAATTATTTGAGGAAGTATAAAAATGGAAGACTGGAAATTATTCTATATCTTTAAGGATCCAATGGGATCTGTAGATAGTAAAATTGGAATTACCGGTCATCCTGCTGTGCGCCTTGGCGTCTATCAAAACAGCTACAGTCGTAAAAGTCATGTAGCTTGTTTTGATGTGATGTATGTTGGGCCAAGCAGGGCAGTGGCTAATCTTGAAAAAGCAGTTAAACAAAAGTTTGATTGGCATATTGAGCGTGACGGACGTGGAGCCAGTGAATGGATTAGCCAAACTCATACTAGTATTGAACAGCAAATTGATGAGCTTATTGAAGGCTATCAGTTTAAAGTTCAAAAAGTACCCAAAACGTACCTACCAGTAAATGTTGATAATTTAGATCGCTTGATTCTAGATTATAACCTTATTAAAAAAGTCGATTTGAAATCTTAATACACCAAGGACTAAAATGAAAGTAGTTAGCATATCAGATAAGAGTAAAGAAAAAAAGAAAGCAGATCTTTTAGAGATTCTTGATCATCTACGTGCCCAAGTAGAAGAAGGCACCATAACAGAGTTTGTGGCCGCCAGCATGGACGAGGATGGTGACGTACAAATACATGCGGCCTGTGCAGATTTTCCGGGTGCGGTTGGCTTGTTTGAAATTGGTAAACACATTCTAATTACACAGGACGCATAATGGCTAGTTTGAAAGAGATGCCGTTTACGGTAGTCGAGGCGCTGACCTTTGCCTGTTGTATCTACAGAGAAAAAGGCTATACCAGCACCAGCAGTTATACGGCAGGGGATCAGCAGAGTTATACCAACAAGGACATGCTGACCTTTGAACTCTTGCCACAACTTGCCGGCAGTACATATCTGTTAAAGTTTACGCCTACAGTAGAAGACATTGATCAAGCATTAGCTATTATTAAACACTTTCGAAAACTTAGTTTTGGCGTTATTGGCGATACACTTAATGATTACATGGGCAGAGTCTTCGGTGTTACTCAAAACGAAAATATTACTATGAAGGACTTTGGAGTATTAGCCAGTGTCCCGCAGGTATATGATCGTGAAATAAATGAAAAGCAGGTCAAGGCCGCAATCAAAGATACAGTAAAAGCCTACTTGGGACAAGAAGGTGATACTATTGTACTCAATATTCGATACATACAAAGCAAACCTGTACCTCAGATCGGATGTTTTAGCCATACTGCTATCACCGATGGCAACTATTTGGTAAGTTTTTTAAGCAAAGAGCTACTAGGCATTGCTGGTTCTAGTCAACAAATAAGAGCCAAAGTAAAAAAACACTCAGTAAACTTTACATCCAAAACGCCTGAAACACAATTAAATTATGTCAAAGTACTTGACAGAGAGTTCGTTTGGCAGTAAAATGTAATTTTAAATAGAAAGAATACCATGAGCGATCCTTGCTACACAGTTATTAGTACTTTAGAAGATCACCCAAGTCGTTTGAATAAAGAAGCCATTATTTTGGCCCAAGCTGAAATGGGTAATAGAGAATTTTTTCATGGATGCCAACTAGCATTGGATCCCATGATAACTTTTGGTATCAAACAAGTTCCGGAGAAAAAAGATGAAGATGGTCCTGGCTTACCTTGGGATAGTTTTACTCTCGCTCTTACTGGCTTTGTTACACGTCAAGTTACCGGTAATACAGCACGTGATGTAATTCAAGCCATGATGAAATCCGCCACTAAAAAAGAGTGGAATGGCTGGTACCGTCGCATCCTTATTAAAGACCTGCGTTGCGGAACTAGTGAAAAAACCATCAACAAAGTAGTGGAGAAGAAATATGCTGACTATGCTATTCCTGTATTCAGTTGTCAGCTTGCTCACGATAGTGCTAATCATGAGTCAAAGGTATCAGGTAAAAAACTCATCGAAGTTAAGCTCGACGGAGTTAGAGTTATTACTATTGTACGGTGTGATGGTCGGGTGGATATGTTCAGTCGCAATGGTAAAGAACTTGTTAATTTTCCGCACATTGTAGAACAAATTAGTACAGTAGTTAAAAAAGCACCCCCTAAATATGATCTAGTGCTAGACGGTGAGATTATGAGTAGCAGTTTTCAAGACTTAATGACACAGGTGCATCGCAAGAGTGATGTCAAGGCTAATGATGCGATTTTAAATCTATTTGACATGTGTCCATTGACTGCCTTTGAACAAGGTACTTGGGATAAAAGTCAGACCCTTCGCAGTCAAATGGTGCAGGCATGGGTAGAAAAGAATCACACAGACTTACCTAATGTTACTTGTCTTGCCAACGAACTAGTTGATTTAGATACTGCCAAAGGTCAGTTGCGTTATAAAGAAATCAATGCACAGGCAGTCACAGGCGGATATGAGGGCATTATGATTAAAGATCCAGAAGCTGGATACGAATGTAAGCGTAGTGTAGCGTGGCTTAAACTTAAACCATTTATTGAAGTCTCTTTGGAGGTTAAAGATGTTGAAGAAGGTACAGGAAAAAATGTTGGACGTCTCGGCGCTCTTGTTTGCGAAGGTGTTGACGATGGTAAATCTATTTCAGTCAATGTGGGAAGTGGTTTTACTGATGATCATCGCATTGAGTTTTGGGCTAGCAGGACTTTACTCCCTGGCAACATTGTAGAAGTCCGTGCAGATGCAGTAACACAGAATCAGGACGGTACATATAGTTTGCGTTTTCCACGTTTCAAAGGATTCCGTGGTTTTGAACTAGGAGAAAAGATATGACAGAAATCAGTAGAGTCTCTGCTCAAAATGCAGAGATTCAAAAACAGATAGAGATTAAAAAACTAGACAAACGGCACGAGGAACTTCGTATTGAAGAACAACGTGTCAAATTAAATCTCAAAGATAATGAAGAAAAACGAATTGAAATGAATCGCCGGATGAATCGTCCGGGACAAAATATAGATAGGATAGCATAATGAAACAAGAACTAGACGCATTGCTATGCGAGAAGTATCCTAAGATGATGATCAACCGCAACAAGGACATGAAAGAAACTTGTATGTGTTGGGGCTTTGAATGTGGCGATGGTTGGTACAATATCCTTAATCAACTCATGGGTAATATCCAGCATCACATTGATTGGAAAGAGAAACAGCACAACTGGGCTGTCAAGTATAACGAAATGGCACAGGCTGGTAAGAGTGGTAACACAGAACTGTTTGCTGATTTGGTAGCCAAGGAGTATGCAGACAAGCCAACCATCAGTGCAGACTACATCCGTGAACGTTGCGAAGACATGATTAAAGATCCGCTACGTGATGTTCCAGAACTTGTTCCCCAGGTAACATTGGACCAAGTTAAAGAAAAGTTTGGCACACTACGTTTTTACTACACAGGCGGTGATGACTATATTAGCGGTATGGTTACTATGGCAGAAGCTATGAGTGGCTGTACTTGTGAAGGGTGTGGTAACCCTGCAAAAACACATGGTCCGGGCTGGATTAGAACTATTTGCGGACCTTGTGAAGAAAAGCGTGAAGCTGAACGTGCCAAATACGCAAAGCAAAATGGCTTTGAAGAATGACGCACAGGGGCACTTGGGTGTCAAATCAGTAAAGCCCACGTTTGAGGTTATGGTAATAGATGGCTTTGCACATCGAATCCACAAAACAGTAGTACACAAGTTTACAATGGGCGATGTTGAAGATCCAGACTTGTATGCCGCTCAGCCATTATTGGATTGGCAACAAAGCGAAATGGGCGAATGGATTATGGCTAGAGCAGTGGATACCCCTGAATGGCATAGACATGCTGATGTAATGAGCTACGGATATCAATATGCAGTTGTTGCCAAACTAAAAGAAAAAGATTACACCTATTGGATTCTTAAATGGGGTAATGATGTTGACAAAAAACGTTAAATGTAGTATAATACTAATATGAAAATCAAACTTGTATCAGACTTGCACTTGGAGTTTAGTGATATTAACATCACTAATGACGACAACTGCGATGTCCTTATTCTAGGTGGCGACATTATGATCGCACAGGATCTACACGATCATCCAGAGTTGAGCAATACTGCCGATCAACGGGCTATTGCCGCGGGTACTGGGTTGGGTCGTAGACAAGAACGTGCTCAAAGATTCCGCGACTTTTTTAAGCGTTGTTCATTCCAGTTTCCTCATGTAATCTACATTGCAGGTAACCATGAATTTTATAATGGAAAGTTCTATGCTGGTATTGACTACTTGCGTGAAGAGTGCGCCAAGTATCCCAACATTTACTTTTTAGAATGTGATACTAAGGTCATCGACGATGTGACATTTATCGGCGGTACACTCTGGACTGACATGAACAAGGGTGATCCTTTGACCATGCATGCCATTGAAGGTATGATGAACGACTTCCGTATCATTAAAAACGACAAGCGTAACTATGCTCCTATGAGTTCTAGGGACGTTGCTGGCCGCCATGCTAGAACATTGCAGTACTTTAGAAGTGTACTTGCAGAACAGCATGACAAGAAGTTTGTTGTGGTTGGGCACCACAGTCCTAGTTTCCAAAGTGCCCATGAAATGTATAAGCATGAAACCTTGATGAACGGCGGCTATCACAGTGATTTGAGTGAGTTTATTATGGATCACCCGCAGATCAAACTGTGGACACATGGACATACTCATCATCCGTTTGATTATGTCATTGGAGAAACCCGTGTTGTGTGCAATCCGCGCGGTTATGAAAACGATGGTTACAGCGAAGACACAGGCTGGAACCCTAATATTGTATTGGAAGTTTAATATGACCTTAGAAGATCTACAACATATCTTTGATCGACAGATAGAAGAAGGCACAGAAAAACTGTACTTCATGCTAGTTGATGGTGATTGCATGCCTGTGATCGAACGGCATCCTAGTGGAGATTTGGCTGGCCTATTGCCCATGCTAGATCATTTTCAATATGCAGGTAATGAAGTTATGCCGAGGTTTAAAAAATGAAAATTGGACTTAGTTATAGCCGTTGCGTTAGAGATATCGTTGACGGCAAAGTGGATATTGAAGATGTTCTAATATTAATCACTCGTACGGATTTTGATCCGCATGATGACAAACAGTGGGAAGGTATTTGGATTGGCTACGGTGGTGGTACAGAAAATGCTTACAGTCGCGGATTCTTTAGTCACAGCAATCCCGAATGGGCTGGCTATGAAGATGAAGATCAGTTCCGTAGTGTCAGCATTGAACTTTGGGAGTCTGGTAAACTACATCAGCCACGCAAGTTTGGCGCACATCCTCAGCGCCGTCCTGAGATTTGGTTAGAAGCTGTATTGCCGAGCGAAGAATTGGCAAAGAACCCTGCGGCTAAAACAGCGTGGGACAAGTTTCAAATGATTGCAGGGTTGACTAACGTAGAGTTGGACGACAAGTACAAATGATTAAAGGAATATCAGCATCCGTAGGATTAACAGTATCAGGCGGCAACACCGCACTACCTTATGTTGGACCTAATACTAGTAACCCCATGACGGGTATGCTACGCATCCACAACACAGAGATCGAAGTGTTCAACGGATCAAGTTGGCAACTGATACCTAGCAGTTACGCTACTGTGAGCATGGATCAAGAAGTACTGGACGTAATACAATGGGCACGTACTCAACGTACTATGGCCATGAACCGTTTAGCCCTTGCTCAAAAGAATCCTGCACTGATGAAAGCTCTTGAGGCAGTTAAACGAGCAGAAGATAATTTTGAGTTACTGTCAACCATTGCTGGAGAATACGAGCATGTCGAACGTTAAGATTAGATACAGCGATCAATGTAGTGTTAAAAATGTTGCCAGTGGCAAAAGCGTTGATGCAGAAGTCATGTCCTTTAATGAAGGTCGTAACTTAACAGTAGTCCTAAACAAAAGCGTAAAGATTCTTATGAACTGGAATGGTCGTATGTATGAAGGACGTTCAGCAGGTATGGACTTTACTAGCGACGGGCCTAAAGGTCAACAATATTCGGAGGGAAGATGAGCAATGTATTAGAAGTAACTGATTGGATTAAAGACTTTGAGTTAACAGCAACCTACGAAGAAAAACCCGATACTTACAAGTTTGATCTATTAGAAGCGGCTGTTGTCCTTCATGATCATGCTCCGACATTTTTAAGCATTGAGGAGTCAAGAGTATTAGATGCTATCGATCAATCAGTTAAAGATCGTGCAGAAGCCATTCGCAAGTTCTATACCAAGCAATGGTTTTGGACTTCATTGTCAAGTAATAGAAGCATGAGTGCATTTCGTCAACGTGCTCACTACCTGTTAGAAAGCCGAACTCGAGAGGTCTTGAAGAAGGATATAGGTATATATGTAAAACTACCATGGTTCTACGAAGAAGATATGATCTATAACGATTTTAAAAAGACATTAAAGACAACCAAAGATATTCCAACTGTTAATCACGGTAGGAACAAAGTAGAAGTTGCTATTACATTTTTAAAGACATCAAATGGCTGGCAGGGAAAACGTCGAACAACCAAGTATTGGTTTAAAGATGACAGTGACTATCTGTATTGTATCGATTTAGAAATGACCAACCCTCTAATGAGCATGTTTGACGAAGCTGTTAAAGAACGTGGCACTTGCAAATTTGAAACACTCATTCAGACTGATCGCATTGATCAACTATATTTTTATAAACTACACCAATATAAACTCTTAAAGGAAACAAATGAAATTTCGTAAGAAGCCGGTTGTTATAGAAGCCGTACAATTTTTCTTTACAGATGAATCAGTATCGCAGTTAGAAGAATTCTGCGGAGAATCTCTAGGCAACATTCGAAAAGAGCATGATAGTAGTCCTGCTGAAGCAGAGATTCGTACATTAGAAGATGGAACCCATTTAACTGTTAAGCATATTGCCACAGAGGGCGATTGGATTATCAAGGGGGTGCAAGGTGAGTTCTATGCTTGCAAGCCAGATATTTTTGAACAAACATATGAAAAGGTAGAATAAGATGTCCAATTTAGTACCAATGGTAGTTGAGTCTACTAGCAAAGGTGAACGTGCGTATGACATTTACAGTCGTTTATTAAAAGATCGCATTGTGATGTTGGATACAGATGTTAATGAGCATACTGCTAGTCTAGTTGTTGCACAAATGTTATTCTTAGAAAGTGAAGATCCAAACAAAGACATTAGTTTCTTTATCAACAGTCCAGGTGGTGTTATCACTGCTGGTATGGCCATCTATGATACAATGCAGTTTATCAAATGTGATGTACAGACTATTGTTATGGGACAGGCTTGTAGCATGGGATCATTCTTAGCTCAGGCGGGTGCGGCCGGCAAGCGTAAAATACTTCCATATGCTCGTCATATGATTCATCAACCTAGTGGCGGTGCTCGTGGTATGCAAAGTGACATTGAGATCCAATACAAAGAGATTACCAAGATGAAAACCATCTTAACTGAACTCTATGTCAAGCATAACACTAAGGGCAAGACCTATGCTGATTTTGAGCGTGATATGGATCGAGACACATTTATGTCAGCACAAGAGTCACTAGACTACGGATTGTGTGACGAAATCATTACAAAAAGACAATGACCATTCTATTTCAAAATGGTTGGGAAACCGTTGAAACTTTTGACTTCAGTAGCCTAATCACTGCCGAAGATCAAAGACTTGCAATGACTGATATCGAACGAGTTATTGCTGATGGTAACTATTTTAAAAATAGTCCTGCCTATCAAACCAATATTAATGTCTTCAATCATCCTGGAGAACATTGGTTAAAGTTTAGAATGAGTTTTACATTTAGTTGCTTTATGTACCTAAAGAAAGAAGTAAAGATTGATCAAATACAAGCATGGAGTTTTATGACTTCAGATGCTGTTGTAGAGGATAGAGATAAGCTATGGCATACTCATCAATACGGAAGCGAAAAGGCATTGTCAGGTATTTGGTATTTGCATATTCCAGATGATGTTGAGGATTGTAGCCAATGCGGTACCGAGTTTGCAATTAATGGAGTAGAGAATCCAGAACGTTGGGTAGCTGAGCCACAGGACTTTAGTTGGTTAATCTATCCGGGCAAGACTTGGCACAGGCCAATGCCTCCACAATCAAGTAAGAACAGATTTATTATTGCCGCCGATATGGTATTTTAAGGAATATATGACAGACATTACAGAACTAGCAGACTTTAAAGATACATGGTACTCAACAGCCAATGAAGAGGAACGTAAACAATTCCGCAAATGGCTTTTGGGTATACTCAATATGCATGAAACAGTGGAAGTTACTTTCAAAAAAGCAGACGGAACCATTCGTGAAATGAAGTGTACACTCAAAGAAGGCATTCGTCCAGAAGTAAAAGAACCAAAAACTTCAGATACACTCTGTACGGTTTGGGCAACGGATGTGACTGCCTGGCGCAGTTTTAAGTTCGAAAACATTACCAAAATCAATTTTAGCCTCTAAGTTCAGCCCAAAACAGGTTGACAAAGTGGCCGTTTGACTATATAATATGTTTATTGTTTAGTTAATCAGGAGCAAAAAATGGCAACAAAGACAGCAACAAAAACTCGTGTAACCAAAAAGCAAGTTACAGCCCACCGTACTCGTGCAGTTAAAGATCACAGTCCTGTTTGGGAAGGTTGCGAAACTTGGGATGACAATACATTCCACCGTCACTTTAAACGCTCAATGGATTACTATCGCTTGGAATCCGAAATTAAAACTTACAAGCCCACAGTAGTCAAGTGGATGGAGTCAGTTGGCTGTACCAAAGCTGATATCACTGCTTTTAAGAAAGTCAAAGACAATCGCATTAGTACCACAATGGGTGCTGTTGCCGCTTGTTTGAATCGCGGTATGACTCCACAACGTGCTGGTTTTAATAATGGCCGCGATACTGCCGCATGGATGAGAGCAGAGATTGTTAAAGTTCTTGCTGAAGGCAAAAACGATATCGACCCAGAAACACTTGCCGCTGAAAAAGAAGCCGCAAAGAAAGAAGTATATACTCCAAGTATTCAAGAACGCCTGCGTGAAGTTGCATTAGGTATGACTGAAGAACTAGAAAACGCATACGAAAACTTTCAAACCGATCCAGAAAACTTTGATCCAAAAGCATTTAAAGTTCTTAACGTGTTAAAGAGTCAGCAGGCTAAAGCCGCCCACGCTCGCATCATCCGTGATTTTTATGCTCGTGATTTAGCAGAGCTTGAGGAACTTGCCAGTGGCCAAGGTGATGAACAGTTACGTGAAGCATATAGTCATCGTAGCAAGAAGCAGATCAAAGCATTTATTGCGTTCTTAACTGAAATCCAAAATGCCTGTACAATGCTCATGCAAGAAGCCAAAGTCAATCGTGCGCCACGTGCTAAGAAAGCTGTTCCGGCCGAAAAGATTGTTGGCAAACTCAAGTACATGAAGACTAATGAACCTTTAAAGCTCGTAAGTATTAACCCTGCAGATATTTTGGGTGCAAAAGAGCTGTGGGTTTACAATACCAAGAACCGTAAAATTGGTCGTTATGTTGCTAAAGAGTACGGAGACCTTAGTGTAAAAGGTACTAGTATTATTAACTTTGATGAAAATCTCAGCATACAAAAGACTGTTCGCAAGCCAGAAGATAAACTCAAAGAGTTTAAAGCCGCTGGTAAGGTTGCATTGCGTAAGTTCTTAGATGACATTAATGCTACAGATACCAAGTTAAACGGCCGTCTTAACGAAGAAACACTACTGCTTAAGGTACAATAAAGACTGTTTATGCGTTCGTAAAACAAGTTTACAGGCATAGATAAATACTCTAAAGTGGAGTATTTCTATGTCTGTGATTAGTGCTGACGCATTTAGAAGAATTGTTTTAGTTGATAACCTTGGTACGACCCAACCCGTTTTACGAGCAGATGACCGTAATGACGTATTAACAATCCGTGCAGGCACTGGCATTTCAATTCAGAAAGATGAAGGAGATGTAAACGCCGGATTTACAATCTATAATACAGGTGAGCCGGGACCTACTAGTATTGACGATATACTAGAAATTCCAACAATTGGAGAACGTCCACAACCAGCGGGCGTAAGCTGGAAGCCAATGGAGCTTGGTAAGTTAACTGTTCAAGATTACTTGCCCGATAACCTAACAAAAACAACAAAGATGTTCTACACCGGACACGGTGTACAGGCTCCTACTAACAGTAGTCTCTCTTTAACCGTTGCTGGAACAGGTACAGTTATTGTAGACGGCACTTCAGCATTGCGTTTGCCAGTTGGCGACATTGCTAGTCGTCCGGGAACTACAATTGGCACAGTACAAGCAGGTCAAATACGTTTCAATTCCGAGATACCAAGATTTGAAGGCTATGATGGTCGAGGTTGGAACACGCTAGGCGGTGTAAGTAGTATTGATGGCGGTACAACTATTGCACCGGATCCTACATTACCCATACTAAACTTTAATGCTAACGGCTACCTAGTAGCCACAATGAGTAGCTTAAACACAAAAATCTTTAGTCCGGGACTTGTAATCCCAACTGGAACTACTGCTGAACGTCCGCCTGCTATTGTTGGACAGATTCGTTTCAATACGCAAAACACTCAGTTTGAAGGATACAATGGTAGTGGTTGGTCAAGTCTAGGTGGGGTTCGAGACATTGATGGCAACACTTACATTGTTCCGGAACTAGGCCCAGGTACAAATGAAAATACCCTATACTTTGTAACCAATGCCAATCTAGCTCTTACTCTAGACGGCAGTAGACTGTCTTTACAAAATGGTCGTTCTCTAATGTTTAGAGAAGGCATTGCCAGCGGCAATCAAACTGCAACTATTGCACCTCCAACAAATATTACATCAAGCTACACTCTTAAATTACCAACTAGTCTTGGATCAGCTGGTAGTGTATTAGGAGTTGATGGGTCAGGACAACTAGAATTTGTCAATGCCGATTCGAGTGCGGGTAGTAAGATCAACGTATCTGAACTATTTGGTGACGATAACAATGACGGGTTTAGTCGCCCTGTTAGAACACTAAAACGTGCATTGCAAATAGCATCAGGTTATGTTTATAGCCCAACATTTATCTATGAAGAGGAAGTATGTCGACGTGACGCTGGACTTATTATTGACAGTTTGGGTTGGGACCTAGTAACAGGATCCAACTGGAGATCTTTAAAGAGCGGACTTACTTATTTTAACGCCACAGCATTGCCTGTTATAACAACTCAACGTCCTCAAACAATACAGGCTGTTTCTTTCTTAAAACGAAAAGTATTAGACCTAGTAACAAGTGAACCAACAGTTACTACTACTCTTACAAGTTTATCAAATGAGATTATTGATATATTGACTAATGGCGTTGGTGCGGCAAATGCTGTATCAATGCCCGCACTAGCAGGTACACCTAGTGGTGTTGAAAACGCTAAGAACTTACTGTTATCTAACGCCAACTTCTTAGTAGCAGAAACTATTGCATGGATCAATTATCAAGCGGCAAACAATATTGCTCCATTTGACAAGAGCATTAGTTATGATGAGACTAAGTGTCGTAGAGATACTGGATTAATTTTAGATGCTGTAGGTTTTGACCTAGCACTAGGAACAAATTATAATGCTGTAACTACTGGACTAGCATATCAACGATATTCTTATACAACACTACCATCACAAAAAACAGTAACCCTTTCTGCTATACAATTTGCAAAAACTAATACTCTAGCACTTGCAGGAGTTAGTGCTGATGGAACTGCTACTACTAGAGCGGGTGCGGCATTTAATGAAATTATTGACATAATAACCAATGGCATAGTTCAAACAGCAACGGCCGCGGACGCATTAATATTCCCAACACCGACTGGAGCAAGTTCAAATAAAACTAATGCTAAAGATCAACTAATAGCCAATAAAGATTTCTTAAAAGCAGAAGTTATTGCTTGGTTAAATTTAAACTACCCGTCTGTTGGATTTGACCCTGCTCTATGCAGTCGAGATATGGGATACATTATTGATGCCCTATGTTATGATGTGTTGTATGGCGGCGATAGTGCAAGCATTCAAGTTGCTCAAACATATTTTACAGGCAGTGGCGCACAAGTATTACCATTGTTTCAAAGAGCCGCAACTGTGGCTGCATTTAATAGACTATCAGAAATTGCTCAACAGGTTATTATAAAAGACGAAGTAGTACCAACTGCTGGTAATACTGTCAGTCAAGATATTATTAACCCTGCAGGCACTACAACTGAATCGAATATAGTCTTTACACTGATCTCATATATTACTAGTTCTATTGCTAGTAATACAACTGCTGGATTACCAAGTGTAACTTATCCATCAGTTACTTGGTCAGATGCCGGCCTACAAACTGCAAAGTCTGCTATTGCATCTGCTAGATCAACTATTATTAATGATACTATTATTAATATTAACGCTAGCAACCCGTTTACCTATGACAGTGCCAAGTGTGCTAGGGATACTGCCTTTATTGTCAACTCAGTCGCATACGATTTAATCTACGGTGGTAACAGTCAAAGTCGAGATGCTGGCTTAAAATATTACAGTAATGTAACTGGTCTAACTCTAATTGGATCTCAAAATGCTCAAACTGCGGCGGCAATAGAAAGACTTAGAGCAGTTTCAATTCAAGTTGCACAAAATATTTCGATTGTTAAAACATCAGGTAATGCACAAAATCAAGTATCGGGTTCTGCAGGCAGTAGCGGTGCGGCTGCAATTATTTCAGCAAGGCTATCAGAAATTATATCAGTTGTTAGTGCTGGAACAAGTTATGCCCCAACATTGGTAGATCCAACAGTTGCAATAGATCCAGCATTAGGTCTCATACAAACAAAATTAGACAATGCTAAAGATCGTATTGCTGATAACGTAGTTGCGTTTACTAGCAAATATAAACCAAATGGCAAGAAGATTGTTGTACAAGTTGCGGCCGGTAACTATGTTGAAGACAATCCAGTTATCATTCCAGACAATACAAGCGTACTAGGCGCAAGTCTTCGTGCCTGTGACATTCGTCCGTTAAATGCTAACCAAGACATGTTCCGTTTACGTAACGGTGCATACTTTGGTGAGTTTACTTTCCGAGATGCAGTTGATGCGAGTGGCGTGCCAACATTCACTTTTGACTACGCTACTTCGTTTGATGATGCTACTGACATTTACACTAGTCGTCTTGGTTATACTAATATGCCTATTAGTAAACCTATTATTACTGTATCTCCATATATTCAAAACGTTTCCATCTTAAGTTTCTTAGGTGGTAACGGCGCAAAGGTTGACGGTAACCTAGTTGAAACTCCTAACATTCCGTTGATTAGAGAAACTGCTGAATTCCCATTAAGTGGTCCAGCACCTGAACAAGGTAAGTCATTTGTTGCTAACGCATTTACCACATTGAGCTTTGGCGGTACTGGCTGGCGTATTATTAACGATGCCTATGCTCAGATTGTGTCATGCTTCCAGATTTTCATGTTGAACGGTTCGTATGCTCAGTCAGGCGGATATCTATCTGTTACTAACTCTGCTACTAACTTTGGTATCTATGCGCTTCGTGCATCTGGTTACAGCCCAAATGCATTTGCCTTTGACAAAGGTTATATTGCATCAACTGGAACTAGCAACAGTAAACAGACTCTTACTACTCTAGGATTTGGTCGTGCGCCAACACAAGATTATGTTTTAAGATTTAGAAGCCCCGACTATAAGGTTGCCTATGACTTATTGTTAGCCAGCAAACTTGCAATACAGAACGCAACTATAACTTGGATTAATTTAACATATCCAAGTTTAACATATAACAATGCAACTTGTTTTAGAGACGTTGGCCTGATCATCGATGCTGTTGCTTATGATACCTTCACTGGTGGTAACAGCAAGAGCGTAGAAGCCGCTACAAGTTACTATAAAGGCTCTACATCTAGTCAAATAGTTATAACTGGACAACTAACTGAAACTATTGCGGCAATTAATTATGCTAGAAGTCTAGCGTTGACTGCTGTTTCTAATAGCGGACTAGGCACATATGTTGGTAGTAAGTTTGATATTATTACCAACGGCCTTGCAGACCCAGCGGGAGTTCCTGTATCAGTTGGCTACGGTAATATTGGTGATATTACCAACAACTACAAACCGGCGGCAGTTAGTGTATCATTTGATGCGGCAGTTAATATAAATCCCGCCCTTGACACTATTACCATTAACGCACACGGATTCACAAACGGTCAAGCAATTGTTTATCACGCAAATGACAATCCAGAAATTCCAGGATTAAACAACGAGCAAACTTACTATGTCAGTTATGTTGACCTTGATACCATTCGATTGACATTTGACGAAGGCGGAACTGTTTCTGTAGACATTAGAGCCACAGGTGTTGGTACACATTTCTTCTTTAAAAATATTCAAGAGTTCTTTGTTGATGAAATACTTGAAAGTCATAACACCTATCAAGAACTAACTCTACAAGCTGGCTCATATAACTTTGTGCCAGGTAGTGAAATTACTGGCGTAACTGGCACTTCTAGTAACAATGCATTTGTGTATAGTTATGATCCAGTTAGCTATAAACTAGTTGTTAGTCTAAACAAAGTTACTGTTGGTGCAAGTATTATTCGAAATGCCTTTGCGGCCAACAGTACTATTAATTCAGATAACGGTGCACCTGCTACAACAAATATTGTAGTAAGTGATGTACTTGCTATCAATACATTATACTCTGCTAGATTTAGCGTACAGGGCACAACTGGAAACGGTCTACTAACTAACCTAGGTAATCTTCCAAATAAACAAATTTGGCTACATCGTCCAAGTATTGTTAACAGTTCTGGACACACTTGGGAATATGCTGGATCGGGTGTTGACTACAATGCCCTACCACAAAACGGTGGACAAAGTATTTTCAAATATGAACAGTACAGTGATTTGCCAGGTCGAGTTTACTCTTCAGGTACTAACGAACTAGGTGACTTTAAAGTTGGTGACTTCATTAAGGCTGAAAACAAAACTGGTAATGTTAGCTTTACCAACAAGGTATCAGTTGCACAGTTAGATGCACTACGTCTAGCGGTGGGTAATATTGTTATTGACTTTATCAGTGATGACGTTGACCTAGGTGATAATGAACCAGGTGGCGCAAGTAACAGTCGTCTAACAACACAGTTAGCCATTCGTACATTCTTATCAAACAGACTAGGCGGATTCATTGACAAGGCTGTAAGTACCAATGCTGTACCGGGTGCGGTTATTCAGTTGAATAGCTCAGGTCAGATTAATCCAGACTTGTTGCCTGCGGTCCGTGCCTTCAACTCAGCTAAGAGCAAGGGCTTCTATAGCAGACTAAGTCTAGTTGAAGAAGTACCTGCCTACGATTTCCTAAACGGTGACATTGTAACTGAAGAATATGCCACAGTACAGTTGACATTAAGTGCGGCAATTTCAGCACCTGTTGGTTCACTAGTTGTTCAAGCAACTACAGGCGCCAGTGGTTACCTAATTGGCGATGTACTTGCTGAAACAGTTATCACAGTTGCCAGTGTGGGCGCATCTTTTAGTGCGGCATTTAATACTGTAGATAATTTAACAGTAGCCGGTGATGCTACACCTTCTACAGGCAACGGAGTCGTAAAGCCAAACTTGGTAGGTACTGTGGCTAGTAACGTGCCTGCAAACTTTGTATTGTCAAATGCCAATGAAGGGCAATATTTAAATCTACGTGCAGATCAAAGTTACAGCTTTACCAACGGCACAATTGTTACCAGTGCTAATGATAACGTACAAGGTACTGTTACATCTACAAGATTTGGAGTATTAGATACTGTAGACAACGGAAGCATTACTCCAGGAACATTGTATACTCCACTATCTGGATCAGTTACTTACTCTTACGTTGCACTAACTAATATTTCAGGAAGTGGTACTGGTGGTATTGCAGATATTACTGTAACCAATGGTGCTGTTAGCAGTGTTGACTTACGTAGAGGCGGTACCGGTTATGCTGTAGGAGATGTTCTATCAGCGGCTAGCGGTACCATTGGCGGAACAGGTAGTGGCTTCAGAATCCCAGTAACTGGTATCGAACAGCGTGTATACCTTAGCTTGCTAGGTGGTGAAAGATTTACAGCTACACTAGCAAGTCCAAACTTTATTGCTGATAATAATGCTCCAGTAAAAGCAATAACTGCTACCGGTACATCTACAAAAACATTTAGTGCTAATTCAATTGGTGGTAATGTAAACTATGTTACCAGTCGAATCACTATTACCGGCCACACATATGCAGACGGCGATCCAGTAAAATATGTCAGCAGTCCAAACACTGCTATTGATCCGTTGGTCAATGCCGAAGTCTATTATGTAAATGTTTATGATGCTAATACCATTGAGCTGTACGAAGACTATGCGTTGATACAAAAAGTTGTATTTACAAGTTCAAGTACTGGTAATCATACTCTAACAATCTTTAATGCCAACGTAATTGATAACTCATTCTATTATGCGGCACATGGATTAACTACAGGTGACCCATTAAGACTAACAGGATCAAGTTTACCATTAGTCGGCGGCTCTGCTATTGTTACTGGTACATTCTATTTTGCCGGTTCAATAACTGCAAACTCATTTACTATCCATGCATCAAGAAGTGAAGCATTAGCAAGTATTAACGGTCTTGTAACTAATAAAATTGTGTTCACTACTACAGGTAGTGGTACACTGACATTTACCAAACAGAACGTACAGGTATTTGGAACTGTAAACACTAGTTCTACAAACAAAGACAACTGGAGCTCATTGAGTGCTACCACTATTGATGCTTCAAGCATTACCGGTGGCGTTATCTCAACAAGTCGTTTAGCAGGTACTGGTAGTGCTAATGATACTACATTTCTACGTGGTGATAGTTCATGGCGCACAGCAGTTCAAAGTATTAGAGAAGTCAACACACCGTTGACATTTACTGGTTCTTATAATACCGTTGGTAGTAACAATTATTACTATGGCGATGTACAATTAGACATTGAAAAGGTTGACAGCAACAGTGGAGACGACAACTACACTAATCTAGGTGTTGCTAAATTCCGTAAGACACAATTTGCTGTTGGAACTAGTGTTGCGGCCGGCGAAGTTTATATTAAAGACGGCGTAGTTGATGCAGGTACCTTAGACAGTTTAGACAGCGCATACTTTTTAAATCCTGCTAACCTAACTAGTAACGTGCCTGTTACACGTGGCGGAACTAATATTAGTTCGTATGCTGTGGGTGATTTATTGTATGCTAGTGCTACTAGTATTTTAAGTAAGGTAGCGATTGGGCCAGCTAATACCATATTAACCAGTGACGGCACTAAGCCTGCTTGGAGATCTAGTCTAACAGTTGACGGTGCATTGACTGTTGGCAGTCCGGCAGAACAAGCTCTTATTGTTACAACAGGCGGAGCTAACATTGGCGGCAACTTGTGGGTTGGTAAAAATGGGTACATAACAGGCGATTTGAATGTTACTGGTAATGTAAACATTAAAGGTTCAATACTAACTATTAATTCAACTACAGTTAACGTTGACGATAAGAATATTGAATTAGGCAGTGTATCTACACTATCAGATTTATCGGGTACTATTAGTGGAAACATAGTAGCAGGATTAATAGACACGTCCGGATTAACTAGCGGAATGAGATTAGTTAAAACTACTGGTGCCGGGGCATTTGGTGGTATTACTGTTATCAATACTATTGTTAACCCGACAACAATTACTGTAACCCCAACAACTGCAAACACAGATGGTACTATCACGTTTGATGTATTAACCGCAACTAATGCCACAGCAGACGGTGGCGGCATTACACTAAAAGGTACAACTGACAAAACATTCAATTGGGTCAACTCAACTAGCGCATGGACCTCAAGTGAGCACATGAACCTTGCCGCTGGTAAAGAATATCGAATTGGTGGTATAACTGTACTAACAAGTGCAAGAGTATTAGGCAAGCTACCAGGCGGAACTACTACTGGTGACTTGGTTGATATTGACAGCACACAAACATTAACTAATAAAACCCTAACTAATCCTATAATTAGTGGAACAACTACCAGCATTACTAACATTGGCACATTAGCAATAAGAGATGCCAGTGCGGCTTTTGATGTAACACTTGCGGCCAACAGCTCAACTGCGCTAACAGCAGGTCGTACATTAACCCTTGACATGGTCAATGCGGCAAGAACTATTAAGCTAGGCGGCAATTTAACTCTAGCCAATAACTTTACAACTGTTGGCAATGCTATAACATTAACAGTAAGTGGTGCAACTAACGTTACAGTACCAACTACAGGTACATTGGCTACCTTAGACGGTACAGAAACATTTACTAACAAGACACTAACAAGTCCAGTGATTGGTACTATTGTTAATACAGGTACATTGACACTGCCAACAACTACAGATACTATTGTTGGTCGTGCTACTACTGATACACTATCTAACAAGACCTTGACATTACCTAAGATTAATGACACAAGTTCAGACCATACATATAATTTTGCAGTCAGCGAGTTAACGGCTAATAGAACTATAACCTTGCCACTATTAACAGGTAATGATACGTTTGCGTTTATTGGTCAAACTCAGACATTTACTAACAAAACATTTACTGATGCTAGTACTTACTTCCAAGACGAAGCTGATAATCTTAAAAAATTACAGTTTCAACTAAGCGGAATTACTAGCGGAGTTACTCGTACATTAACTATTAATGATGTTAGCGGAACTATTGTAACAACAGGCGACACTGGTTCTATTACCAGCACCATGATTGCCAATGACACTATTGTTAATGCTGATATTAACTCGGCGGCTGCTATTGCCTATAGCAAACTAAGTTTGGGTAATAGTATTGTTAATGCAGATGTAAGTAGCACAGCGGCAATTGCCTATAGCAAATTAAGTTTAGGTAATAGTATTGTCAATGCTGATGTAAGTACTAGTGCGGCGATTGCTTATAGCAAACTAAACTTATCAGCAAGTATTGTTAATGCTGACATTAGTGCAAGTGCGGCGATTGCAACAAGTAAAATTGCTGGCTTGGCTGCTTCAGCAACTACTGACACAACTAATGCAAGTAACATTACAAGTGGGTCATTACCAAACGCACGTTTAACTTACAGTAGTATTACTATTGGTACTACTCCAATTAGCTTAGGATCGTCAAGTACAACACTAGCCGGATTGACTAGTGTAACATCAACAACTTTTGTCGGAGCATTAAGTGGTAATGCTACTACAGCAACCAACGGAGTCGTTACTACAGGTAGTTATAGTGACCCAAGTTGGTTAACAATTAGTAAGAGTAAAGTTGGTTTAGGTAACGTTGATAATACTGCTGATGCAAACAAATCAGTTAACTATGCTACTAGCGCAGGTAGTGCCTCAGCAAATGACGTATATCCTTGGGCCAAGTCTTCTACTAAGCCAAGCTATACTAAATCAGAAGTTGGGTTAGGAAATGTTGACAATACCGCCGACGCTAATAAATCAGTGAGTAATGCAACTACGGCTGGTGGTTTAGCAGTTGCTACTGGTCGAAATAATAGTGCTAATCAAATTGTTCGCACTGATGCTAATGGTTATTTACAAACAGGCTACATCAACTCTAGCAACGGTGACGAAGGCAACAACAGTAGCCCAAGTAGAGTCTGGGGTACAAATGGTAGTGATAGTTATTTACGAACATACTTAACTAGTGCGTTAAGTGTTAGTTATGCGGCAACAGCAGGTAGTGTAAGTGGTACTGTAGCTAATGCAACTAACGCAACTAATGCAACTAACGCGACTAATGCAACCTATGCACGTTATGTTTATGATAACGGTGCCTACAGCGGCGGTGCCGCTTATAGAGAACCATCTGGTATGTACGTTGTTTATGCGGCATCGGCAGGCAGTGCACCGGCTAGTGACGTTTACTCTTGGGCTAAACAACCTAATCCGCCTGCGGCAGGTACTGCAACTTATGTGGGAGCCAGCGGATATACTGCGGTGTCAGGAGTTGTTACTATAGCAGGCAGTGGCGATACTAGTGTTACACAAAGTGGTAATACAATTACTATTAGCTCCAATACCACTGCGGTATATGCGGCTGACTTAGCTGAGAATTATCAAGCTGATGCGGTCTATGAGCCTGGAACTGTACTAATGTTTGGTGGAGAGTTTGAAGTAACTGTAGCCGATGAAGATACTATTCGAGTCGCTGGTATTGTTTCCACAGACCCAGCTTACCTAATGAACATTGGGTTAGAGGGCGATAAGGTAGTTGCTCTAGCATTGACTGGTCGAGTGCCATGTAAGGTTAAGGGCAAAATACGCAAGGGCGATATGCTAGTTTCAGCTGGTGGCGGATATGCCCGTGCTACTGATAACCCAAGATTAGGTGCAATTATTGGTAAAGCTCTAGAAAACTTTGACGGTGATGAGGGTGTTATCGAAGTAGTTGTAGGAAGAATTTAAACGATAAATATTCTAAAGAGAACTGATTATGAGCCAATTGCTTTCCATTGTTGATGATAAAATTGTTATTGAAAAACTAAGTCTAAAATATCTAGACGGCAACACCACGCACGTAGGAACATTAGATATTAAGGGTGGCTTAAAAGTTGTTCAAAGCGTATCATTTGACACTGATCTTAGAGTACGTGGTACTTTAAATGTTGATACTATTAATGTTAAAAATCTTAATAGAGGTGATGCTAGTCAACTTGATGCATTTACTTTTTCAGCAGACATAGAGTCAGGATTAGACGGGCGTGGCGTAGTTTGGGGAGTGGGTGATACTTCTTATCAATTAGTGTTTAAATCACAGCCTCGCAGAATCTATTCAAGCGAATCGTTTGATATTAGTAAAAATTCTACATATCAAATTGACGGCGTTAATGTACTACTAAAAGACAGTTTAGGCAGTTCAATCAAACACTCAAAACTAACTGAACTTGGTACACTTACAGGATTAGAAGTAGATGGCAATGCTAATTTGGGCAACACAGTAATTGTAAACAGTTACCTAAATCGTGTTGGTATTAATACTGAAATCCCAAATGCCGCATTTAGCGTTATGGAAAACGGCATTGAGATCGTTGTTGGTACAGAAGACAACCGTGCTGTTATTGGAACTTGGGGCAATCAAGCATTAGATATTATTACTGATAATACTTCTAGGATTAGTATACAAGGTAATACAGTAACCTTTGGTAACGAGTCTAGTAAAAATGCACAAGTTAAAATTAATGGAACACTAACTGTTGATAGTATTGTTAGCGATCTACGAGTTGAAAGAATTGCTCCAATTGAATTCTTGGAAGATAACAACAGCGGAGTTTACGGCAAAGGTTTAATTTGGAAAGCTAAGGGAGTAAGTTCTAGACAATTCTTTTTAATGCCAAACCCAGATAGATTTTATAGTACAGAGTCTATTGATCTTGCTAGCGGAAACTATTTTAGTATTGGTAAGAATTTAGTTATTAGCGAAACAGCCGTCGGTGAAGGTGTTAAAAACAGTAGTCTAGAAACACTAGGTACTTTATCTGGGTTAACAGTAGGCGGCAATGTCAATCTAAGTGACGCATTAAAAGTTATTGACTCAGCGGCAATTGCCAACAGATTGTTTACAGTAGCTTCAGGTGATGTAACTCTTAAATTAACTGCTGATAGTATCAGTGCTAGCGATAGCATTAGAGTATTTGTAAAAGACACACAAGAACTATCAGTTACTGATACTGGTATTACCGTTGGTAATAAAAATAATACTGCTAGAACTATTAACGCATATGGCAAACTAGCAGTAAACATTACTCATCCAGATCCAGATGCGGCATTTAGCGTGGACGGGCCGGTGGTTATGAATGGCAAAAAGTTTGTAACCGCAGACGCAATGCCCACATCGGGCGAATGGAACGTCGGTGACATTGCCTGGAACTCTACACCGCAAACATCTAGCTATATTGGTTGGGTTTGTGTTATCAGCGGCAATCCGGGCGTTTGGAAACCTTTTGGACAAATTGCCTAACCACAATCGTTGACTTTGTCTAATAAGAGTGTATAATTATTAGACACACACAAAGAGGACTCTATGGCATCATCCCTCTATAAACACTCTGCAGTCATCAAACTTGCTACCTTAATAAAGGAGACTAGAGATGGCAAAATTTTATTCAACAAAAACTTACGGCAACGATAGGGGTCTATCATGCTGTTTCAGACAGTGGAGAGCGACCCATAGTCACTGCTCAACACTTCACGGATACTCAATCGGTATTAAACTAATATTTGAATGCGACACACTAGATGACAAAAACTGGTGTATGGACTTTGGCGGTCTTAAAGAATTCAAAGCATGGGCAGATCATATGTTTGATCACACTTTGGTGATTGCTATTGATGATCCTATGATGCCTTTTTTCAAACAAATGGCCGCACAAGTCAACATGAGCTCTGAAGATCCTTCTAGCATTATTCCTCACAAACGTGGTGCTATTTGCGATATTAGAGTAGTAGATGGCGTAGGCTGTGAAATGTTTGCCAAAATGGCGTATGACAAAATGGCTGAACTTTTGGCTAGTGGCGATATGCGTTACCCAATTAACCCGACAGTAAGAGTTAAATCAGTTGAAGTATTTGAACACGGTGCTAACTCAGCTACATACGAAGGTTAATAATCTTTGGACTTGACCTAAATAGGCGTACATGCTATAATGCTGTATGTCTATTTTTTTTGATTGGTAACTATGATTAAGCGTATTGGATTTGCTTGTAAGTGGATTGATGGTCCTAGCCAAATTAATGGCATTAAACAAACGGATACAGCTAAACAATACAACACAGGTACCACAACAGTAGCATGGCTTAAACGCCAAACACGTGACGTAGCAGAACAAAAACTATGGGACTTAATGGTAAGTAACATACAAGCTACACAAAAACTCGTAGATCGAGTAGGAGAGTTAAATGAAAATCTTAGGATGGTTCGTCTTAGTAGTGATATTCTTCCTGTATACACTCAACCCGACTTTAGCTACTTCTGGCGAAGAGCCGATGTTATTGACTATCTCGAGCGCAATTTTATCCTTGTTGGCAATAGTGCTCGCGCAAGCAATACCCGTCTTTCTATGCATCCTGGTCAGTTTACTGTTCTTGCTAGCGTTGATCCGGGCATTGTTCAACGATCGATAGAGGAATTTGAATATCATGCTGATATGGCAAAATGGATGGGTTTTGGCCGCTCCTTTCAGGACTTTAAGATCAACGTCCACATATCGGGTAGAGCCGGTCCCGAAGGTATTAGAAATGCCTACAAAAGACTTACCCCCGAAGCCCGGAATTGTATTACAATTGAAAACGAAGAAAACTCATGGGGGTTAGATGATTGCACTAGTCTTGGAGACATATTGCCTATTGTGCTTGATATACATCATCACTGGATTCGCGAAGGCGAGTATTTACTCCCCACCGATGATCGTGTTAGCAAGGTGCTTGATAGTTGGCGTGGCCTCCGCCCTACTATGCATTATAGCCTTAGTCGTGAAGATGTTATTATGGGGCATTCAACTACCAGTAGGCCAGACATGGCAACACTACTACTAGAAGGCTACAAAAAGCAAAAACTCAGAGCGCACTCTAACTTTTACTGGAATATTCCGGCAAATGAATGGGCTTTGAGCTTCTGGGATCGCTTTGATATCATGTGTGAATCTAAAGCGAAAAACCTAGCAAGTGCTAGGCTATTCGAACAAGCTGAAGAACTAGGTCTTATTTAGGTGCTTTTGGAGCACGTGGCTTTTTAGCAGCCGGTGCTTTCTTAGCAGCCGGCTTTTTCTTGGCTGGTGCTTCAGCCACTACCGGGATTGCTTCTGCTATAGGAGCTACTTCCACTGCTGGTGCTACTTCAACTACTGGTGCTACTTCAACTTTATACTCAGCTACTGGAGCTGGTGTCTCTACAACTGCTGGTTTGCCTGTAAAGAACTCTTTGATTGCTTTGAACATTTGAATGTCCTCCTTTGTTAGTTTATTTATAATCTGCTAATATCATTTAGACTGCTAACGGGCGTATCCCATATGTGTTTACGCTCTACACCGCGTTTTTGGGCAAACCGTTTACTGTCACAATTTTTACACACGTGAAAATAGTTATTACTTAATCTAGCGGGATCCATTGACCCTTTTGGCCTAGTAAAAATCTCCTTGCAGTTATCACAGCGCAATACTACTATAGATCGTTTACGTTCGTATTCGTGTTTATGCCCTAGCTTACTAGTTCGTTCGTGTGTGGTTTTTTCTATATCTATTTTGATGAACATATAGTGTATTTACATTAAGGTTATAAAACGGAAAGATAAATATCATATACAAGACTTATTGGAGCATTCAATGGCACGTAAAATAGTAGACATCGGCGTAGAAGGTAATGACGGAACTGGTGATAGTATCCGCGAAGGTTTTAGAAAAACCAACGAAAACTTTAAAGAAATATACGCTGTATTTGGGCAAGAAGGTACATTAGCATTTTTAAACTTAGGCGATGTAGAAGCCGGACAGCTTAAGAATTATTCTGCCATAGCTAATCAATTCCCTGTTGTTAACAATCAAGGGTCTGGAATTAAGTTCAAGCCCTTAGTAGGTGCTGCCGGTTTAACTATTACGTATCCAGATGATCCTGCCGATCCCAACTATAACAAAATTGTTCTAACACAGCAACGAGCTGTAGCAGAATTAGGCTCTGCCGATGCGGCTGGTAAATTTGGCAATTCTGTTGATGGACAAGGATTTGTCTTTGGAAATATTGCAGATCCTACACAAGCTAATGTATTAAATTGGAATACTGCTTTTGATCGTCACGGTCAAACTGTTATTGGGGCTGAAAAGTTTCCGGTTCCGTTAGGATTTGCAGACAATAGGTACATTAATAAAGGTACAATACCGGGCGAAGTTGCTGATGCAATGGTAGGTTATCTTTCTGTTCCAGCAGGCGCAACGGGTGATCAAGTGCCGCAGGCCGCTGAAACTGTTCTAAAAGCCGGCGCTACAATGACCGGTAAACTATTCCTAAGTGATCATCCGGGTGATCTAGCAGGCGCAGGTAATCCAATTGGACTCGATGATAAGCAAGCGGCTACCAAATATTATGTAGATACAACTGCATATTCAAGTAAAGTTAATTTGTATGTTAGTACCAGCGGCGATGACTCACAACGCAAAACTCCAGTGGGGAAAGAAGGCCGAGCATTTGCTTATGCCTATGCTAGTCTAGTTGCGGCTTGTTTAAAAGCTGAACAGCTTATTGACGAAAGTCCATGGGAAACTGGCCCATATCGTCAGTTAATTGCTTACGGTGGAGCAAAATACTATTCAGAAATTACGCCAGGCGGTATTATTATTGGTGGCGGGTTAAACGGAACTACCCGTATTAAATTCACTAACGACAGCGGTAGCCCAGTTGATCAAGGTATTGCAAACAATAGAGATATTATTCCAGGCAAACTAGTAGTTGGTCGTAATAGCGGAGCAAGAGGTTTTATTGTAAAATATGGAACAATTGATAATACTGACTATGTTGACCTACGAGATGTAACTGGATCATTCTCAGTTGGTGAAAACTTATTCTTTGACCAAGCTGTTAAGCGTTTAGAAATTTCTATCTTTATTGAGTCAGGTAATTATTATGAAGATTATCCAATTCGTATTCCGCGTAACTGTTCTATTCTAGGTGATGAATTTAGACGTACAGTTATCCGCCCTGCGGATCGAATAAGTAAAAGCCCATGGGCTGGTACTTGGTTCTATCGTGATCTAGAATTTGATAACCTAGCTATTGCAGAAACAAATTGGGGATATCATTATCTATCAGACCCAACTAACAAGGCATCAACTCCAAAAAATAACAAAGACTTAGACGTATTCTTATGTAATGATGCTACTATTATTCGTCAGATCAGTTGTCAAGGTCACGGTGGATTCATGATGGTGCTTGACCCTAACGGTCAAATTTTAACCAAGTCACCTTACTGTCAACAGTCAGGTTGCTTCTCCGGGTCATTAAACAAACAAGCATTCCGCGGTGGTCAATATGTTGACGGGCAAGCAGGAAGTATGCCTGTAACTTCAGTTAGTACTAATTCAGATAAAACTGAAATTACAGTTACTGATGCATTCCGTATACCGCAAACTCCTACTGCATTCTTTGTTAAAGGTAAACGCTATAAGATTGATACATTTACTGATAACGGTTTAGGATATCGAGGTGCTAGAGAATTACTAATAGCAAACAAAGAATTTATTGTTGCAGAAACTATTGCCTATATCAATGATGTCATTACTCCAACTTTTACATATGATGCTGTTAAATTTAGTCAAGCTGTAGGAAATATTATCAATGCAGTTGCATGGGACGTAGTATTTGATAGTAATATTCAATCTATTTTAATAGCCGAAGAATATTATGTAAGAACCAAATACACAACGTTCCCTTCAGAAAAAACACAAACACTAGCCGCTCTTAATTATGTAAAAGATTCTCTAGTAGCACTACTATCAACTAATGCAACAGCGGCAGCCCGTGCTAGTGCAAAAATGGATATAATATTACAAATCCTTACTAGCGGTGTCAATGACCGTAATATTTTAGATGCAAGCTCATGGACTTATCTTGGCACCACTATTACTGTAACAAAATCTGGTGGTCATGGATTGGGTGCAGGCTGGTCAGTTAAAATTGTAGATGCTACTGCAACAACCAATGCCCCTAACGGTATATTTAATGTTGCATCTATTGTTGATGCTAATACATTTACATATACTGTTACTAATGCTCCGACTGGTACTGCTGGTGGTAACATTAGATTTACCAGCTCACCAATTCCAATTAGATCAATTCCTAACCCGCCTGTAGATCCACAGGCATTGCCTGCTACTACATTAGGCATTCAAAATAGTCTTGCATTATTAATTGCTAATAGAGAATTAATTAAAGCTGAATACATTGCCTACATTCAAACTTATTATTCCGATTTCTTATTTGGAACTATCGGGGTTGCTGGTTATATTAGAGATGCTGACAGAATCGTCAACGCAGTAATATATGATTCTATTTACGGTGGCACTAGTCAAAGTGTGTTAGTGTCTAACAACTTCTTTGATGCTGAAGGCAAATCAACAATATCCACTGAAGTTACACAAATATATAATGCATTAGAATGGATTAGAGATGTTGCCAAACAAGTAGTCACTAATACAGAAATTACCGGTTTGTTACAAGTATCTATTAGACAAGCTAGAGGAACTGCAGGTACTTTAGAAATTGCTACACTTGTAGAAGATAATTTTAATTCTGTTGTTACTGCTATTAGATTTGGTGCTGACACACTGCCTGCTGTGTCATATCCAAGTATTGAAAATGTTGTTACAAGTTTACAATCAGCAAAGAGTTTATTAGATATAAATTCAAATAATATTCGTTCAAATACTATTTCGTTTATTAATAACAAATATTTGTACGATGTGGCAGCGGCACAACGAGATATTAGATTCCTAGTAGATGATCTAGCGCACGATATTGTCTACACTGGCGATTTAAAAATGGTAGAGCACGGTCTAGGATACTTTGTTGGAGATGCTAAACTTGTTAGTGACCCTGAACGCCCAAGAACACTGGCTATTCTTGATTACATAAAACAATTAGCATTGGCTATTGTTGACAACGTTTCTATTCCAAACCCACAGTTGACCAAGGTCGGAAGTTTAATCATTGGACAAACTTACAAAATTAATACTGCCGGATCAACTATTTGGACCGCATTGGGTTCTGCAGATAATTTACACAATACAGTCTTTACTGCAACTGCCACCGGTACAGTAAATGCCACTCAGATTACTGTTGGTCGTACTTATACTATTGTATCAAGAGGAAGTCCAACTAATTTAACTAATTACATCAGTATTGGTTCTTCAAGTAATGCTGTAGGAACTTCATTTATTGCCAATGCTGTAGGAACTGGTACCGGCACTGTTGTACAAGGAACAGGAGATGCTAGACTTGCTAGTGGCAGTGATTTCTATAGAAGACAATTTGGTATTAGTCAAACAATACAATTAATTTCAAGCGGTGCTGGTCCTTCTACTATTGTACCGAGTTTAACATGGGTTAATACTAACCTAGTAAATGCTTTCCAAAAATTGCAAGACACTAAAGAAGTTATTCAATCAGCAGTCATTACTTGGATCAATAACAATATAGCATCAAACGTTACTAATCCAAATAGCATATGGTACGGCTTCGCTTACAATAGCGGAACTTGCAGTCGAGATGTAGGATTAGTTGTTGATGCCGTCGGTTACGATATGATGTTTAACAGTAACTTCCGTAGTAGTAAAGCTGGTATGGCTTATTACAGGGGAGTTGCTAGTGCCGCTATAGTAAGAGACAATCAATTGTCTGCAACAATAGCGTCATTTGCTTATCTAAAAAATTATCTATTGTCAACTATTACATCTGCTGCCTATGGTAATACGGCTAATACTAGAGTTGGCGATAAGATGGATGTTGTTATATCAATTCTTACCGACGGCCTTAGTGCAGTTCCTGCATTTGTATTACCGGATCCAACAGGTTTTGATATCGACTATAGTAATGCTAGAAGACTAATTAGCGATAATAAAGCGTTCATTGTTGATGAAATTACATCATGGATTGCCGCACAAATAGTTGGAAACATTACGCCGTTCACTACACAGTTCCAATACAACTCAGCAAAGTGTGCTCAGGACGTTGGATACATTATTGATGCTATTCGTTATGATTTAACATATGGCGGAAATTTAGAAACTCTTGTTGCGGCCAATGCATACTTTGTTGGTGCTGACACAACATTAGGTACAGACCAAAAAGATAAAACTATTGCCGCATATGCTCGCTTAAAAGAAATTATTGGCAAGGTAGCACAAGCTGTCCAAGTATTAGATAAGAATACAGCTCTTATACAAACTACCGCAGTAAGCGGTGGTGGTGCAAGTACATCAGTAGCATTTGCTCAAGCTCGTGTTCAAGATATTATTAAACAAATTAATATTACAGCCGTTGATAGTAAACCTCAATTAGAATATTTGATTGGCACTACTAGAACAATGGTTGCTAATACTAAACCAACGGGGTATGTATCTGCTAAAAACTTATTAGTAGCTAACCGTGCATTTATTCAAGCTGAAGTGTTTAACTACTTAAAGAATACTTACACCTTTACTATTACACAATCAACTAACAATCAATTTGTAACAGCTAGTACTGCTAAAATGAGAGTTGGCATGCCGGTTAAGTTTCTTGGTACTGACCCGTTTCAACAAACAATTTTATCAGCATCAACTCCGCTACTAGTAGACGGCAAGTATGTAGTTACTTTTGAATTTGTAAGACAAAGAGTTAGACCAGATTCAACAAAAGAATACGAGGTTCAAGGCAATGCTAATGGCCTATACAATTTAATTGTACCAGTTGCTGTTGTACCTGATCAATCAACTACTGATACTACAACTACTAGTATTACAGTAGTATATCCGTTTAATCCAGGTGTGTTCGATTATGCTAATCAAACAACTATTCGTGTGTCAGGCGGAACATTTGGTGGCGTAAACCGCGATGCCAAATACTATGTTAAACAAGTTGTTAGCGGAACTAATTTTACAATATCAGAAACAATTAGTGGCGGAACTCCTGGATCACTATTTTCAGTAGATAGTGATACCGGAACAATGTATTGCTCGTTTGCATTTGATGAAGCTACCTGCAGAAGAGATACTGGATTCTTAGTTAGCAATATTTCTACTGATATATTATACGGTGGAAGATATAATACTATTAAGTCTGGTAAGAGATACTTAGTTGCAAGTTCTGTATTAGTTGTAACAGAACAAAGTGTTGAGTGTCGAGCCGGTATTAGTTACATTGACACGCTAGCACAACGTATTATTAACAATCAAGCACCGTTGGTAAATTATCAAACTTTGAATAATGTTAACCCTAACGATTTTGTTGCTCAAGTTTTTGATACTAATGCTACTGGTGGTAGTGCCGCTGGCGCCACAATTAATGGGCTAGTCGGGTTAGTAAACGATATTATTTTAAACGGAAAATTATGGGCTGACAGTATTAGTAATATTCCAGATGCTGTAGTATATCCAAAATATGTTTTACAATTAAATCAAGATACTCCATATAATACATATTTGTCTGGACCATTGCCAGACGAACTAGTTCTACAAGCGGCAGGTAATACAAGTATGTTGTCTAATGACTGGACACAGTTAAACGACTTAGCCTATGGTCTAGTTGCTACAAATAACGGATTGATTGAAACAGTATCAGTGTTTACCTACTACTGTTGGACTGCTTACTATTCACGCAATGGTGGACAAATTCGTTCTGTTGCAGGTTCTAATGCACACGGTGAGTATGCTCTTGTTGCAGAAGGTAGTGACCCATTTGAAGTTCCTGATGCGGCCAACTTAGCCAATGACATGCCTCAGGTGGCTCGAATTTATAAATCCGGGCCTTTTGCCGCAGAGATGGGGAAAACAAAAACAACTGTTTACATCGATACCTATAGCTATTTGCCATATAACGTAAGTGAGATAGAAATCAATCACGGATATACCATAGTTGACGGTGCTATCACTGATATTGGTATTACTAGATACGAAGTTGCAGGTATTACTGATGCTTCAGGAACATATTTCTCAACTGCTCAGCCATCAGCTGAGGCTGCGGCACTATATGGAGGGAATGGCAAATATAGAGTTAAATTTACTTTTCCTCCAAAAACTTATATTCCAGATGTTGGAAGATATTATACCATTACTGGTAATGCAAACACTGCCTACAACAATAATTTAACAGGTTGGTTATGCGTAGCATCTGATGTAAATTATGTCACTTTAGAATTTACCAGTGTCAATCCTGGAACATTTAGTACTACTACAGCTACTACTCTTAAATTAAAGAGTGGAACTATCCTTAGATTAAATCTAAACACTAGTGGCACAAACAATACTAGTTCTACTGGTTTACAAAATGAGTTGTTTGATAATCAGTTAGTGGTTATTAGACCAAATCAAAACTTTAAGTTCTACAATGTTGATAACATTAGCCCGACTCGACCAAGTACGGCATTAACATTTAGAGGTGACCCACTGGATAATGCTGATGCTCCAGTATATCGTGTACTAGCGTTCAACACTAAAGATCCGTTGAGTAATCCAATGACGTTGACTTACAATACTATTGAGAGGGCATACAGCTCTAGTAACGTAATCACTGTTGGATCAACCCTTTCACTACGTGCGGGTATGAAAGTCTCTATAGTTAGTGGAACCGGTAGTTTATCTGAATCAACTACAGTAGTTTCAATTACTAGTGATACTACATTTACGGTTTCCCCAGCCCCGGCTGTAGCATTATCAAATGCAATTATACAAGCAGTATCTCCAACACAAAATGATATTATTTTAACATTTGACTCTAGTTATAGTTATATTGGTTTAGTTATTGATCCTGATCATAATACCTTAACAGAAGCGCAGGCGGGCATTGACGGCGGAAGTACTACTAGAACATTAGGTTCACAAATTGGAGACCAGTACTTATCTATTAGAAAAATTAATAGTGCCGGAGAACTACAACGTATTCTAACTGGGCAAATGTGTTTTGCTTGGAACGGTCGTGTTCATAGAATTTCTAACTATCTTGTTAGAACTATTAGTAGCACTGAAGGTTATGGTATTGTACAACTTAACGAAGTTACTGCTGATGCTACTAGGTCATATCAAGACATTAGCGGGTACGGTGGTACTGGTATTGCCGCACCAACAAGACCGGGAGAAGGATATAATATTTCTACTGCCGTATATGACTCTGATGCTCAATTAATCACATATTCAATTACTGGATTAGAGACTGCACCAAATGCGGCAAGATTCACTGGTGTCATTTCTGCTACTACGTTAACTGTTAGTAATATCACATCCGGTACTATATTAGTAGGATCTACTATTACAGGTATCACTGGTACTAGTGTAACTGCTGGAACTAGAATAACAGAACAATTAACTTGTTCAGCGGCATCAATATATAGTTCAACTGCAACAGGAATTAGCGGAGCATATACAATAACGCTTAGTGTAGGATCAGCTAATATATTACAAGGACAATTTGTTTCTGGTAACGCGGCAACAATTGCTGGCTTACCAACTAATACATATGTAACTAATATTAGCGGTACTACTATTACATTGAGTAATGCGCTGACAAGCAACATTTCTGCTACTGTTTATTTTTTTACAGCAGGCCTAGCAGGTACATATAGTGTAAACAATTTATACCCTGCTCCAGTTTCAAGTCAGTTGATGGGAGTTCACTATACAGTGTATGGTAATAGTAATATCAGTTACAATATTGCCGGCCCAATACTGACTTCAACTTATCAGTCATTGACCATTGCGGCTGCAAAAGCAACTGTTGTTGGCTCTGTATCAGGACTATTCTTAACCGTTAATTATGTAAGCGGTAATACAATACAACTTGGTCAAAATATTAGTGGAACTGGTTTAAGTGCAGGCACATATGTTGTAGCACAAAGTTCAGGTACACCTGGCGGTGTTGGAGTATATCAATTAAACACTGTTGCTAGTATTCTAACTCCAACATTTACTGCGTCTATTAATAACGGTAGTGGTAGTGCAGGCACTATATTAAATGTTAGCACGGTAGATAGCGGTACAATTTTAGTCGGCGCTGATATTCAGAAAACTGGCGGGACTGGTGTAACTACTGGGACTACTATTACAGGACAGTTAACTGGTGTAACTGTAGCTACAACTACTGCTACAGGTACTAGTGGTACTAATATTTTATCTGTAGCCTCAGTAGTAGGTATTGTTGTAGGACAACTAGTAACTGGTACTGGAGTTCCTAACGATACATATGTCAAAGAAATTAACATAACCGGAATACAACTAGTAGGCAGTAACGGTGCAACTAGAGTATTAACACAGGCAGCAACCGGAGGTAGCTATGTATTTGCCACTGCTGGTGGTCAAGGTACATACTCAGTAGATGTAAGTCAACTGGTTACTTCAGGAGAGATGAAGGCATTGTTTATAGCGATTCCTGGAATATTTGGTCCAACTAGTGCTACACGTATTTTCCCAACTGAAAAATTATATAACCCTGCTCTAGTACAAGATAATACAATTACTCTACGTACTGGTTTAAGTGCCGGTGAACCTGCAGATATTATTATTAACATTAGTACTTGCCGAGTAACTGGTCACGACTTTAGTGATATTGGTACTGGTGGTTATAACCAAACTAACTATCCAAATAAAGTTTACGGTGTTGGTAAAGCAAAGAATCAAAAGAAAGAAGTTGCTGAGCGTGGCACAGGTCGTGTGTTCTGGGTTGCGACTGACCAGGACGGATTCTTCCGTGTAGGTCGATTCTTTACAGTTGACCAAGGTACTGGTACCGTTACATTTGCGGCTTCATTGGCTTTAAGTAACTTAGATGGACTAGGATTTAAACGTGGTCGTGCTATTTCTGAGTTCTCAGACGATGACACATTCCAAGATTTATCAGATACTAAAGTTCCAACAGAACATGCGATTGACGGCTACATTAATCGTCGATTGGGCATTGACCGTAACAACGTTATTATCAGCGAAGGAACATTGGGTGCAGGATTCTTAGACAGAAACGGTATTCTAGAAATGAATGCCAACCTAAGACTTGGCGGACATTACGTTGAGAACTTGGGAGAAATCACTTCTACTACTCCATTCAACTATGCTGTTACAAAACGATATGTTGATAACCAACAGATGTCAGATGCGTTTGTTGATGTTGATGGAAAGTTTAACAACGATATATTAATTTATAACGGTGATAGATCACCTCCGCTTACACCAGCATGGGTCAATGCCAAGAGCTCAAGCTATAACAGTCAAATTTATGTTGAGTTGATTGCGGATAAAGAAGTTGACATTCGTGTCAAGAGTGAAACTATTGTCAATAGTCAAATTAAAGAAGATGCTAATATATCACAGAATAAACTTGATATTAATGTTGCCAATGAGCAAAGAGATCAAGGTGTATTATTATCTGGCGTACAATTATCTAGTGGATATGTAGTAGCAACATCAGATGCTCCTACAGGCAAGTCACAACATTGGTTAGTTAAACTATCTGTAAGTGGAACTCCTACTCTACTGTCAAGCAATATTTGGTACACAGTATCTGGCAATAGTAATTTAAACTACAATGGAAAATTCTTTTGTGTAAGTTCTAGTTTACGAGTTGGCGGCGCAAATGCCTATATAATATTAGAGTATCCTGAATATCCAGGAGTCTTTGGCGGAACTACCACTACAGTAACTCCGTGGGAAACAACAATTACTAGTCAGTTAAATCACGGGTTAGTTGCCGGGGATAATGTTTTAATTACTGGGTCAATGGTAGCTTCAGTTAGTGTGGTGGCAAGTGGCCAAATTAATAGTCGTCGATTAATTTTAACTTCGCAAAATAGCGGAGTTGGAACTGGACAACTAGTAACTGGAACTAATATTCCAGACAATACTTATGTAGCATCAGTTGATGGTTCATCTGTAACATTAACTGAAAAATTAATTGGTGTAGTAGATGCCGCAACAGTGACCTTTGCTAGTAACATTAATGGTAACTGGTTGGTTAAATCTGTCCCGGCTACTAATTCGTTTGTAATATCTCTTGATACAAGACTATCGGGTGCATTTACATTAACTACTGCAAGAGCAACTAAGTTAGGACTATCGACATTTAATAAAAATCAGTTTGCTGTTACTAATGGTTTTGTATCGTTAAAAACAAGTTTAACTGATGCAGTAACAGCCACAATTAATGCTAACAGTAATATTGTAACTATTTCAAATAGTGACATGGCTAAGATTGGTGTAGGGCATGTGATTACTATTAGATCCGGCGGCTCTAATGTAATTGTTCCAACAACTGCTCTAGCTAACCCAACAGGTATTGATAACGGTGTTCAACCACAACCAATGACTGTAACTGCCATTACTAGCGATACTACATTTACTGTGTCAGTAGCATTTGGCGGAACTGGATCTGCAGCCAGTGCAATTTTAAATATTATTTCAGGTGTGCCGCTATCAAGTGTACAACAAATAGAAACTGACAGGATCATTGGTAATCTAAGCGGAAGTAGAACTACTCCTAATACAGTAACCACAGGACAAATTGTCAAAGCTGGTGATGGTATTAAGAACATACAGTTCAATGACGATCAATTAGCTGATGTAGCTGTACGTGGTATCATGAGTATTATTACAAGAGATACTGAGTATCCACACAAGAATACATACGGTGTATGGAACGTAACTAAGACCGGTGCTGGTAATAGTGTTGTTCGTACAACTAACGAAGGTGCAATTGAAGCTACACAATACATTTTAGATAGTAAGAAAGCTATCGATACGTCAGGTGGTGCTAACATTGACTTCTTTACTCCTGGGCAAGCCAAGTTCTTAACAGCGTCCGGTAACAGTGGAGTTGCGGCACAACCAAATATTTCAGTTGGTACGTTTACAACTTCTATTAATACTACTGCAACTAGAAACGACAGCGGTCTTATTACTGTTAGAGATACTGCTAATATGTATATAGGACAAGAAATAGCAATAAGTGGAACACCATTTGGTGGACTTACTGTTGGAACATACTATATTGTTTCTATAAACGGGCTTACAAATCAAATTACATTAAGCACTAGCGATACATTGTCTCCTGTATTTTCTGGAACAACAGGCGTTGCGCCAAGCGGTCAAGCTATGACTGTTGCTGGCACCACTATTAATCCAGGTGTACTAAATGGTCAAGTTTATGTGCCAAATTTAAAAGCATACGGTAATGTAATTTTTAATCCTATTAATGCAAATATTAGTTTCCAACCACGATCAACTAACGGATCATCTGGTACTATTACCATGTATCCTGCTGTTAACGGTAGTATCAATAATATGTCTATTGGTTCATCATCTGAATCAACTGGTAAATTTACTACAGTAGAAATTACCAGCACAACTGATGCTGTAAATTCTACAACTGGTCCGTTAAAGGTTGCAGGTGGTGCGTCTATTGCCAAGAAACTATTTGTTGGCGGAAACTTTGAAGTTACTGGTGATACACTATTAACTGGTAATTTAGTAGTTAAGGGTGTAACTACAACTGTTAATTCAAATACAGTTAATATTGCTGACAAAAATATTATACTAGCCGGTGTAAGTACATCACCAAAAATTAGCGGCGATATTGATGCTAGTGGTATTGTAACAAATATGCTTGCTGAAAATGCATTAGCAATTACTGGTCTAATTCCAGGAATGGTTATTACTAAAGATGGAACAACTGGACCAACTAATAATGCCGTGCTCGGTGGGTTTTTAAGTGTTGCTACTATTGCTGAAGTATTCAGTGCAACTAGTATACGAATTACATTATCAACAGGATCTATTACAGCAGGTAAGATAATATTTACTGCGGCTGGTGGTAACGACACCACAGGTGATGGTGGTGGTATTACTGTTAAGGCAGCGGTTGATAAGACTCTAATCTGGGTTGCCGCAACTAACAAGTGGACAACCAACGTTGGTATAGATGTACCAGATGTTACAGTAACTAACGGGTTTAGTGCAGATACAGTTAGTGTTAAAACATTAACTGCGAAAGACACAATAACATTAGGTGATAGTACTAATGAGTTTGGTAACACTGATAATATTACTACCAATGCATATTTTGTAGCAGGCAATCAATTAAAGACTGCTAAAACAACTGGCAATACATTGTCAGTATCAGCATACGATGTTGATGGATTGGCATATCAAGATTTGATTAAACTTACTGCGGGCAACACACCGTTTGTAACTATTAAGTCAGATGGTCTTGGAACTTTAGACGGCATAGACATTGGTCAGACTAGTCATAAGCAAGGTAAGTTTACTATATTAGAAACCACCGATACTGCTACATTTGGTGCCGCAGTTACTATGACTGCCGCTAACAAAAATGTAACATTTAGCCCAAGTGGTACTGGAACTGTTAAGTTAGAACCTGCTGCCGCATTAAGTTTAAAATCAACTACCGCTGCCGTAACTATTAGTTCCTATACTGCGGGTAATATGGATGGTATTATTATTGGTGCTAATACTGCTAAGGACGGTACATTTGTAAACTTAACAGCCACTACCGCAGTAACGTTTTCACGTAATGGCCAAGGTACAAGTACAACTGATGCAACACATACATTAAAAGTTACAGGTGGTGCAGGATTTAGTGGAAACGTATATGCGGCTAAATTCTACGGTGCTTTTGAAGTACCAGCAGGCTCAGGCACAATCAAAGGACAAATTGACGGTGCTGATAAAGTTTTAACTGTTACAGCGAGTGACGGAGTCGGTCCATACTACTTGACATTTGCTGATTCTAATAATGCCATTGCTACAAATGAAACTATCTATACTGATGGCTCATTAAGTTATAATGCAAGTTCTAATACACTAACCGCTGATAACTTTGCAGGTATTGCAACTAAAGCAACAAACTTGACAGGCGGAATATTAGGTTCAATACATTATCAATCAGCAAATAATACATCAGCAATCCTAGCACCAAACGTAACTATAACTAACAAGTTTTTACGTTCAGTAGGTGATGGCGCGAGCGGTACTGCACCATCTTGGATACAGCTTGCGTCTACTGATATTAGTGATTTTGGTACTGCTGTTAGTGGTTACATTGGTACTGGCACAGAGATAGCCGGTAATGCGGCAACTGCTAGTAAGTGGAAAACTGCTCGTACAATTTCATTCACCGGTGGAGCAACTGGTAGTGTATCAATCCAGGGCGATGCTAACGTTACTTGTCAGTTGACATTAGCGGCTGCGGCGGCTGATACAGTAAAAGTTACAGATGAAGCAACAGCAAGTACTGCTAGGTACATAACATTTACTAGCCAAGGTACTAGCGGGCAACAAGCCAACATCGGAATTGACGGTGACTTGTTCTACAAACCAAGTACAAACACATTAACTGCTAGTTATTTTGCAGGTATTGCTAGCTATGCCAACTACGGTGACTTAGCAGAAAAATATCTAGCAGATGCAGACTACGAAGAAGGAACAGTTTTAGTATTTGGCGGAGATGAAGAAGTAACTCAAAGTACAGTCTTCAACGATCGTAGAGTAGCTGGTGTTATATCCTTAAAAGCTGCCTATACTATGAATGATAAATTAGAAGGCAATCATGTAGCAGTTGTTGCTCTACAAGGTCGTGTGCCAGTTAAAGTTATCGGTCGTGTACAAAAAGGTGACTTGCTAGTATCAAGCGGTAAGCCAGGATATGCGATTGTTAATAACGATCCACGTGTTGGCACAGTTATTGGTAAGTCGATAGCAGTAAAAACAACAGACGGCGAAGGCGTTGTCGAAGCTGTTGTAGGTAAACATTAAAGGAAACAACTATGCCAGTTCCATTTGAAATTCGAGACAATCTTGTTAACGTTGGCGTAGTTGCCAACGACGGTACAGGTGACGATCTTAGAGATGCATTTTTAAAAATTAACGGAAATTTCTTATACTTAGGTAATAGATTAGGAACAAATCCTAGCGGAGCTAACATAGGGCCACGAGGTGAATCAGTTTTTAAAGAAGTTGTAGATTTTCAATATCGATTTAGAAAAATTGATGCTGATGGCAATCTGCATGTTAGACTTGTAGGCGATGTTATAACTTTAGAGTTTAAACCAAATAGCGCAGTTAATTTCCAAGGGCAGGCAATTACTAATGCTGGCGCTGTTACTGCTACTAGTTTCACTGGTAACCTAAGTGGTAATGTAACTGGTAATGTAACGGGCAACGCAGGTTCTGTAACAAACGGTGTTTACACCACCGGTGATCAAACAATTGGCGGAGTTAAAACATTTAACTCTAGAATAAACGCAAGTATTAACGGAAATGCACATACAGTAGATGACGGAGTTTACACCCAGGGAAATCAGAACATAGATGGTTTTAAAACTTTCCTCCAACCTATCTCAGGGCTATTATCCGGCAACGTAACCGGGCTAATTAGAAGCCCTAACCAAACTGCTTACGTGGATGTGAGTAACCTAGAAAGACGAATAAATACATTTGACTATGGAGTTATCAATCCAGTGTTTATGGACCCTATAAGATATTATTTGTATGCTGTAGGGACAGATATGGGCACATTCAATAACCCTAGCGACTTTGGCATAGACGCTGGAACTATATAACGGAGAATAAAATGGCATTACAAATTAGACGCGGACCAACAGCAGACAGAACAACTAAGAGATTTGTCGAAGGTGAGTTGGTTTACGACACGCAAGAAAAAGCACTGTATGTTGGTGATAGCGCCGATGGTGGTGTTACTGGGACTTTAGGCGGAAAAGCGGCATCGTCTTATACTGACGAGCGAGCGGTTGACGCAGTAGGTGCGGCACTGGTTGCTGGTACCGGAAATGTTGTCTTTACCTATGGCACTACGCAAGATAATGCAAATAGAATAGATGCAACTGTTACATTAGATGGTATTGGTTTGTTGAATGTTGTAGAAGATACAACACCACAACTAGGCGGTAACTTAGATTTAAATAGTCGCGATATTACAGGCACTGGAAATGTTAACATTACCGGAACAGTAACTGCCACAGGGTTTACAGGACCATTAACTGGTAATGCCTCAACAGTTACTAACGGAATATATGCTGGACAGAAATTTTATGTTGGTACTACAGAGATTGATATACAAAGATCTAGTCTTGCCCAAACACTAACTGGCACAAGTATCGATGGTAATGCAGGTGGTAATGCGGCAACAGCAACCAAGCTAGCCGCTACTAAAAACATTAACGGTGTAGCATTTGACGGCAGTGCAGACATTACAGTTATTACACAAGGAACTGGCGTAACTGTTAGCGGAAGTACTATTAGTATCGGTCAAGCAGTTGCTACAACTAGTAATGTTACATTCAATAATGTAACAGTTAGCGGTGATTTAACAGTTAATGGTGATACTACAACACTTAATACATCAACACTAACTGTTGAGGACATTAATATTAACATTGCTAAAAATGCTACAAGTAACGGTTTTGTCGACGGTGCCGGTATTACTATTGGTAATTATGCAAATAGTCCTTCGATAACATATACAGCAACTGGCGATAAACTTGTTTTTAATAGACAAGTTGAAGCTACTAGTTTTGCTGGTAATGTGTCTGGTAGCGTAACTGGTAACGTAACTGGTAACGTAACTGGTAACGTAACTAGTACAGGAGATAACGCATTTTCAACTGCAACTGTCAGTGGCGGAGATGCTAATAACTCTAGTTTAAAACTTGCAGGTTACAATCAACGTGGAGGTGTTGGATTTCATGGTTTCTTAGAAGTTAGAAACAACTATTCTTCTGCGGCAAATCCCAACAGATATTTCCGTTTAAATTCCGACGGTGTTTTAGAAATTATTAATAGCTCGTATGCCGTAACATTATTGGCATTAGACAATGACGGAAATATGGAAATCCACGGAACATTTAATTCTACTGGTAACATTACTGCTCCGCAATTTAACGGAACAGTAGCAGGTAATGTTATTACTACTAGTATTAACACCCCAAGTCTTGGCACTACACTTACAATGACCCCTCAGGTAACATTTAGCAATTATGTTAACATTGACCAAGGTCTTTTAATATCCGGTGATTATGCATTATCAGTTTCAGGATATAAAGTTATTAGTCAAAATACTCCAGGATACACAACTGCGGCTGATTTGAATAATACTAGAGCAACATTTAATGTTCCTGTACGCTTTGGCAGCTATACAACTGTACAAAGAAATGCATTATCGGCTACCAACGGCGATGTGGTTTACTGTACAGATAGCGGCCCCGGTGGTATTGGACAGTTTTGTGGCTATGCAAACGGCGCTTGGGTATCACTAAGTTAACAATAAATACAGCATATAGGATAATAATATGCTGAATATTTGGAGCGTAAAATCTGGGCACTCACTTGGATCCCTACAAGAAGGTACGGTATTCAAGAATATCCACGGGGCAGACAATCGTATACCCCTACCACTAATCAACGGTGCTGATTTATCCAATTTAACTTTTAGTTTAATTTCTGGAAAACTACCCCAAGGACTTAGACTGATAGATCATTACATTTCAGGATCTCCATACGAAGTTGTTAGATCAACTGTTTCAACATTTGTTATTAGAGCAAGTAATTCAGTTACTGGCGAAATATCGGACCGCACGTTATCAATTACAGTTGAAGGTGCAGATGCTCCAAAATGGGTTACTACGGAAGGTACATTGCCTGTAGGGGCAGTACCCTATAGAATAGCACGGATAGTAAGTGCATCAAGATATAATAATATTGTTACACTTACAACTGACAAAGCACACGACTTTGTTTTTGATAACGAGATCTCAGTAACTAGTTCATTAGCTGATATCAATAATAATAAAATAAAAATTATACGTCCAGGATTTTCTGGAGTTGAAACGCCCGACGAATACATTTATAGAATAGCACACACTATAACATATAGAGATGTTGGTATTAACTTTGGTACTAGATCCGTTACAGGCACAGTCCAGTTATTAAAAGCGCCGCTGACTTTTGTGTTAGACGGAACCTATATTGATTTTCAATTACTAGCCACTGACACTGATCTGCGAGCAGGGGACGAATTAGAATTCTTTATTGAAGATAACAGCGGACAACTTCCACCGGGTCTAACATTAAATAGAAATGGACGCATTACTGGATTTATTGATCCTATTCTTGCTCTTGACATTACTGCCCGAGACGGAACATTTGACGTTAATACGTTTGATGATTATCCGTATGATTTTGCTCCGTTGCCTAACATTGGTATTGCAGGATACGAACAAGTACTTACTCCTAAAAAATTAAATAGATTCTATGAATTTATTGTTAGTGTAAGTGACGGCGAAACTATTACCAAACGTACATTTAAAATATATGTAGTTGGAGATGACTTCTTACGCACAGATAATACCATAATGAAAATTGGTGGCGGTGCTTATATTTCCTATACTTCCGACAGCACCTATCTACGTAGCCCAATTTGGTTAAGCGCGGCTAACCTAGGAACTAAACGTGCTAATAATTATGTTACTGTTATACTAGATACATTTGATCCGAATCCAGCAATTGGGCCAGTTGATTATCGTTTAGAAAAATTTAACCCTGATGGTACTCCAAGCGAGTTGCCGGCAGGTCTAGCACTTGATCCTAGCAACAGCGAAATTTTTGGTTTTGTTCCTTACCAACCAGCTGTTACAATAAATTATAAATTTACAGTTAGTGCAACAAAGTACGATAAAGAAAATCTTGAACAAATTGAAGTTGAAATTGTCAATGCAGAATTAGCGCCAATTGGTCAAAATTATTTAAAAATTAACAAATTACCAACAAGTGATCAACAATTGATCACTAATGACAACATACGAATTGGTGCTTATACTTACAAGATTAACTCTTACGAAGTGCTGTCTAATCAAGCATATGACACTATTAAATTAGATAAGCCCCTAAAGAATGTAGTTATTAAAAGTTTTGTTATTGCCAATTCTTATTACAGAGTACTAAGTCAGCTGTATACAACACGTACAAGTTCAAAAACTTTTACCATGCAGGTGCTTGGAGAGATTGACAGCGTTATTAGATTCTTAACTCCTGCTAACTTGGGATCAGTTAGAGCAAACTTATCAAGTCAATTAGAAATACAAGCAGAAACTACAGTAATAGGTGCTGTACTAACTTATAGACAAGTTAGAGGAACATTACCTCCGGGTGTTGAGTTACGTGCTAATGGCGAACTGATTGGGCGTGTTACACAATTTGGAAATATTGTCTACAGAAGTTTTTGGAAAAGCGGAAAGCAATATAAAATTAATGATGTTATAAAATATCAAGATCAATTATATAAAGCTAACTTTGCACATACTAGTAGCACACCGTTTAATATATCTCATTGGGACAAATATACTTTTAGAAATAATATCACAGGTCTCACAACATATGATAGCAGAACTACTAGCTTTGATGGTCGCACAGGAACGCAAGATCGATCTTATACATTTACTGTATTGGCCCAAGATCAATTTAAATACAGTGCCATATCCGGAACGTTTACAGTATTTGTAGAAGACCCCGATGTGAAATTGTTTAGTAATGTTTATGTTAAACCGTTTCCTACATTAGCCAAACGAGCAAAGTTTTATACGTTTATTAACGACTTGGATATTTTTACTGAAAGTAAGATATATCGATCAAGTGATCCAAACTATGGTGTACAAAAAGAATTAAAAATGTTGATATATGCTGGCATTGAAACTCTAGAAATTAAAAACTATGTGCCTGCACTAGCTATGAATACTAAACGTAAACGTTTTCGTATAGGTAGTCCAAAGAAGGCCATTGCAAGGAACCAGGGTTCAAACGATACAATATATGAAGTAATATATCTTGAAATTTTTGACGAGTACGAAATTGGAAAACTTAGTCCTGCTCAGGCAATAAAGTTATCATACGGCTCCCGTTCTAAAGTTCAAGTTAATCAAACTGACATAAATCCGGTTAACGGACTATTAAACTTATCTAATAACAAAATACGCAATAAATTAAACGAAGATAGCATAGATAGATTTCGAGGTGCTGGAGATAATTTAAAAGCAGATACAACTGCGGTTAGGGCTAGTGGTAAAGATCTTGAATACATCTATCCTTCTAGCGTTAGTAATATTAGGCGCAATATAAAAACATTAATTGTTGGGGACAGTCCTAGACAAATTGATACAGAAAATAGCTTTTTGCCGCCATGGATGGTTACTCCGCAGGACTCAAAAACTCCTGCGACAGGGTATATAAAGGCGGTGCCGTTATGCTATTGCAAACCCGGTGAAGCAGACTATATTTTACAAAATATAGCACACAGCGGATTTGATTTTACTAGTTTAGACTTTGAAATTGATAGATTTATTATCGATGCAGTTTCTGGAAACAATGAAGACCAGTATTTGAAAATTCCTAATTACAAGTTTAACGTATGATAAATACTTAATCAAGGATACTATAACATGGCTACAATGAGAAATTTAGATATTGACCAGGATTTTCCAGTTGCTGGGCAAGATAACGAAAGTCAAGGCTTTAGAGATAACTTTAGTGCAATTAAAGATTCTCTAACCTATCTTGACGAACAACTTTTTAAAACTGGTGGACTAACTGAAACTACTGTAAAGTTAGGAGAAAGAAACGAATTTGATATCAATGCTAGTTTAGAAACTGTTAAATTATTAGGAACTTCAGAAGCTACAGTTAAAAGCGGACAAGCAATTGTATTAACTAGTGGTCAAGAATTAAATTATTCAGCTGGTTCTTATCATTCTATTTTACTAACCTCTAGTACTAGTTTAGATGTTATTGGTTTTCCTATGCCAGACGGAACTGAGGATGGACGTTTTGCCAAGCTACGTCTCGACGCTACGTTAAGTACATTTAATGTAACCACAGCAGGATCATTTGTTGTAGGTCATGTTTATACTATTTTTGCATTGGGCAACACTAATTTTACAGCAATTGGTGCTACTGCAAATACAGTGGGAATTACATTTAAAGCCACAGGAGTTGGCAGCGGAACTGGCACTGCCAAAGAAGCTAAAACATTAAGTTTTACAAACTCAGTAGCAGGCGGTACTATAAAGTACGAAGGTAACTGGCCAACAACATTATATGTTACTAGTGAAACAAATCCAGTAGTTGTTGAGTTTTGGTCTTATGACGGTGGCGAAGTAGTATATGCACAGTATTTAGGACAATTTGGACAGACTGTTAGAGACACCGCAGTAGTCAATTTAACAGTAACAGGTACTAGTACATTAGGTGATGCAGTTACAGATAGAATTATTTTTAACGGTATACCAAAACTACCATTAGTAGATGGTGTTACTCTCTCTGGGCTAACTCCAGAAGTGGGTATGATGATTTTTAATACTACTACTAAACGTGTGCAAGCATATGTTCCAGATACTGGTCTTGCTCAAGGTAATAATGCATCTAACACTGCTGGTTGGATTAATATAAGCTAATGTTACATCCGCTAGCACCAGACTTGTCAAAGTTAAAAGATAACGAGCTTGAGAATAAACTTCAAGAGCTTAGTAAGCGTTATTTTCAAACTAGTAATTCTGGTATACAACAACAACTGATAATGTTAATTGAAGGCTACAAAGAAGAATTGGCAAACCGCAGATCCAGAATGTGGCAAGAACAGTACCAAAAACGCGACACAGATCTTGACAGTTTAATAAAAGTCAGTTAAAATAGCTGAATGCATACTGACCTTTTAGGAATACCCATCTACTCTAAATCTGATATACTTGATATTATCTATCAAGGTAAATTGGATATCTTAAATACAGTCCTAGTTGATCTTGAAGATGCTGAGATTAACAAATTTAATTCTGCCGCTAAAGAAGCCGGTATTGCAGAATTAAAACAATACTACCCACTAGATATTAATGTAAAAGAATTTGATCGATCTATGCAGGATAATTGGTTAATGCCCGATAGCTATAGAGAAATGGATATTGCCAAGTGGGTATTAGATAAATGCACTACGCAGGATCAATTACAGCGTGTTGGTGCAGAACTGTTAGAATTTCAACGCAGAGATATGATGCCATTATTAAAATGGATGAAGTATTTTGTTGATACTTGCAGGACTAATCGTGTAGTTTGGGGTGTAGGTAGAGGTAGCTCTGTGGCTAGTTATGTGTTATACTTAATAGGCGTGCATCGCATAGATAGTATGAAATATAATTTAGACTGGCAGGAATTTCTGAGATAAGTAATACTATAATAGGAGGCTAGTAAAATGGCACAAAAACCGCAAGCAAAAAAAGTATACCGTACTGCAAACGGTCGCGTAGTAGATATGGATTTATTACGTCAAAAAAATGAATTAACTCCAGCAGTTGGTAATGTTCGTGTAAATGCACGTGGAGATGAACTAGGCGCAGGTGGACAAATTGTTCGCAGTCGTGAAGACATCCTAAAAGACTTTTATGCATCAGCCGAAGCTGAAGCAGCCAAACCAAAGGAATAACAGTGAACGTCAACGCAGTAAAAGGTAAAATTATACCGCTAGGTAATAAAATATTTGTTCATAACATGAACTTTGGCGAGCAAGTGACTACCGGCGGTATTGTATTGATGAGTGATGATGCCAAGGATCACGGCATCCATGCTAGATGGGCGCAAGTCTGGGCAGTAGGTAAAGATCATAATGAAGAATTTAATGTCGGTGATTGGATTTTAATAGAACACGGTCGCTGGACTAGGGGCATTCCATACGAGTATGAAGATGGTACAGAAACTACTATTCGTATGGTAGAAAACAAATCTATCATTATGTGGGATACTGAACAACCTAAAGATGCCATTATTGGTCATTTAGATGGCGGTGGCCCTCCCCCAACAGTTAGCCCAGATGAGTTTTTAAGATGACAAATCCATTCCGAGATCAAGAAAAGTTTATGAAAGCCTGTGATCAAACTACAGGTGGAGAATTTGACCAAGAACAATTTAAAATGTACCTCGGTCTTATTGACGAAGAATACAAAGAACTTAGGGTCGCAGTGGACAACAATGATCAATTGGAAACACTGGACGCATTAATTGATATTCTTGTTGTTACAATTGGTGCTATACATAGTATGGGTAGTGATGCTGAGGGTGCTTGGAAAGAAGTCATGAAAACAAACTTTGCTAAGATCGACTCCGAAACAGGAAAGGTTCGGAAACGTGAAGATGGTAAGGTATTGAAGCCGCTAGGTTGGACTCCTCCAGATTTAAAACCATTTGTATAAAAGATGTATAGAGTAAAATATTACACATATGAAACATTACATTCCAGATATTTTGAAACACTACACGAAGCAGTGATGTTTTCTGTATACAGTGTTCGGAGTGGCAATGTTTACGGAATAGATTTGATCAAATAGATAACACCAAAGGGTCTTGACAGACCCTTTTTTAACCTCTATAATAGCAGTATATGCCAGGAGGAAAAATATGAAATGTAATACTTGTAATCAGCAATACAGCGTTACCTGTGATTGGAATCAAGGAAGATGTCCACATCATCCTCCAGCAATTAATATGTATAGTATGAGATTTTATAATCTCTTACAGTTTATCAAAAACATCTTTAAAGGAAAAACACCATGACAGACAACGAACAAAATATAGAAATAATGAAAGACCTAAGAAATAGGTTAGACAGAGTACTTGATAATACTCCCGCAGAAACATCAACAGTTAAACATCCGGATGCAAGAAAACATTTTTATGTTAGCGTTGTTAAGAGTGCTGTACGTATTGGTGCCGCATCAGCTCTTATTATGGGATCGTTTACACTAGCAGGCGCATTGTTTATTCTAGCAGAAATCTTAGGCATTGTTGAGGAAATAGTATGAAAGAGTTGTGGGTAGAAAAATATCGTCCTAAAACTGTAGAAGGTTATGTTTTTAAAGACGACGCCCTAAAAGAGCAAATTGCTAAATGGATAAAGGACGGATCAATTCCGCATATCTTGTTAAGCGGTAATGCTGGTACTGGTAAAACAACATTAGCAAAGTTACTACTAAATGAAATTGGAGTACAAGATACAGACATCTTAGTTGCTAACGGAAGTAAAGAAGGTCGTAAGATTGAATGGGTTGACAAGCTGATTGGTTTTTGTCAAACAATGCCCTTTGGTGATTTTAAGGTTGTACTTATTGACGAAGCAGATTACATGAATAAAGAATCTGTACAGCCAGCACTACGCAACCTAATGGAAGACTATTCGAATAGCGTTCGCTTTATTTTTACCTGTAACTATCCACATAGGATTATTACTCCTGTAAAGAGTCGTTGCCAAGAGATTAAGATTGAAAAAACAGACTTAACAGAGTTTACTGCCCGTGTTGCTACTATTTTAGTAGAAGAAAGCATTGACTTTGATCTTGAAACATTAGATACTTTTGTACAAGGTACATATCCAGACTTGCGTAAGTGTATTAACAATGTACAAATGAACAGTACTAATGGTACATTAAAAGTTCCAGAAGTAGTTGACGGCGCAGGAGACTATCGTGTAGAGATGGTAGACTTGTTTAAGAAGGGCAAGATTAGCGAAGCACGTAAACTGTTATGCAGTCAAGCCCGTCCGGAAGAAATGGAAGAGATCTATCGTTGGATGTACGATAATATCGAATTGTTTGGTTCCGATGAAGAGAAACAAGATAGTGCAGTTCTTATTATCAAGCAAGGTCTTGTAGATAATGCATCAGTAGCAGATCAAGAGATTAATCTTGCGGCAACAATGATCAGGCTTGCGAGGTTGCAATGACATATCTAGTAACAGAAAATTGTATTAAATGTAAACATACTGATTGTGTAAGTGTTTGTCCAGTTGACTGTTTTTATGAAGGACCAAATTTTCTAGTAATCGATCCCGACGAATGTATTGACTGTGGCGTTTGCGTTAGTGAATGTCCTGTAGATGCTATTGTTGCTGATAGTGATGCTACAGTCGATGTGCCATTTTGGTTAGAAATTAATACTAGACTAAGTAAAAAATGGCCAGTAATTACAAAACAAAAATCTGCACTTCCTGATGCAGACAATTGGAAAGATGTTCCAAATAAAATAAAACTATTAGAGGAATAACATGACGCAACGTATTTTAATTATGGGATTGCCAGGTGCTGGTAAAACAACCTTAGCAGAAGCATTAAAAAATAAATTAGAAGATCGTATTACTAATGCAGAAATGGAACCAATATTTCCTAAGGTAACTTGGTTTAATGCAGATGATGTCCGCCGCAAGTATAATGATTGGGACTTCAGCAAAGAGGGAAGAATCCGTCAAAGTTTACGTATGTTTCAATTTAGTATAGAAGCAGGCACAGAATATGTTATTTGTGATTTTGTTGCTCCGCTAGTTGAAATGCGTAACAATTTTAAAGCAGACTGGACTATTTGGGTAGACACTATTCGAGAAAGTCGATATGCCGATACCAATGCGGCATTTGTTGAACCTGAACATTATGATTTTCGTATAACAGAGCAAGATGCAGAAAAATGGGCAGACTTTATTGCTGATCATATAGTTGACAATCGCAGACGCCCTGTATTTGATTGGAAGAAAGAAACTGTGCAGATGCTAGGACGTTGGCAACCTTGGCACGATGGCCATCGTGCATTGTTTGAAAGATTGTTAGCTAAGACTGGCCAAGTTGTTATTCAAGTGCGTGATGTGCAAGGATGGCAAGGTAGTAATCCGTTTGAAGTGGCAAAGGTTAAAAGTTTTATTCGCCGTGATTTAGACCCGTTATATCAAGGTCAATATGAGATACAGGTTGTACCTAATATTGTTCACATTGGTTGGGGTCGAGGTGTAGGCTATACTGCCGGTGAAGAAACATTCGATGACACTGTCACCGATATTTCAGCTACCAAAATACGTAAAGAACTAGGACTAAAGTAAAAAGGGCCGAGAGGCCCTTTTTTTATTCGTCACCGTATAACGATAATACCTCCTTAACAGCTTCGTGACGTTCGATATCTTTCATACCAAACTGGCATACGCTCAATAAATCTAACTGCTTACCGTGTAATCGCTCACAGAAATCGATCAAGCCATTATCGTTTAATCGATCAGCTTGACGCAAATCTCCAGTTACGACCATTTTAGAACCTTCACCCAGTCTCGTTAGCAACATCTTCATTTGATTTGGCGTAGCATTTTGCATTTCGTCTGCAATAATGTATGCGTTCTTGAAGGTGCGACCTCTCATATAAGCTAACGGGCTAATTTCAATCACTCCCTCACGGATCATGTTCTCGATATCCTTAGCGTAATAGTACTCTGCTAACACATCCATAATAGGGCGTGTCCATGGAGCCATTTTTTGCTCAAGGGTTCCGGGAAGGAAACCGTGATCTTCATCAACAGAAACAGCAGGGCGTGTAACCACGATTTTATCTACCAACCCTTCTTTGAAGAGTTTGATACCGACTTGGCAAGCAATCAATGTTTTTCCTGTGCCAGCGGGGCCCAGTGCGAAAACTATGTTTTTCGATGGGTCTAATAGTTGTAGTAGATATTCTTCTTGATTTCGATTGCGTGGAACTACGTGAACGCTACGTTTTTTCTGTGGAAGATTTTGTGAAAGTGTGTGTTGAAAGGGTTGAAACTCAATCACGTTTGCACGTGGATCGTTAAATCCGTCGTTAAAACGCTTTTTGGCTCTTTTTGTCGTCATTAACTGCTCTCCTTTTGGGGCTGTAGGACGTCATTGTCACACTACTCTTTGTAGGACAACTGAGAGGTCCTACACTCATATTTAAGACCTAATCAAAAAACAGAACTGATACTATATCAAAACGCTCAAGATAAATACATTGACAAAGGATCATTTGAACATGGCAGATATTTTAGACATTATCGAGAACATTAGTACTATCTACGAAAGTAATAGTAGCTTGGCTATTCTCAAAGACTACGAACGTGTATTTGACGAGTTAGATCTCTACGTGTTTGAAAACTGGCAGGACGGCGAACTTATATCAGGTCCGCAAGTAGAACGCCATTGGGTTACTTGTAGTTTTATGTGGCCGAAAGAAAAAATGCCTGATCCAGAAGCAGGCAAACGATTATTAGAATACGGATGTTCTGTTAAATATAAAAAAGATTTTTTAGTTAAACCTAGAAAAATTAAAAAGCCTGACGATATTCGCCCAGGAAGCAAAAAAGGCAAACTTGACGAGCACCCGATATGGGTTGTTGAGGTTACTATGCCAAAGAAGTTGATGTTAGATATATTCCGTGGATACCACAATCAACTAATGGATGACCTAGGTATTGATAAAAATATCACTGCTCCAGAGTTACAAGCGCCACCGGCAGGTGAAGCAGTACAAGCACAAGAAGCGCCAGTAGCACCAGGAACGGCGGCACCAGAGGGAACACCTAATGCAACTCAATGAAGATAGCTTACAAGCAGGCGACCTACGAGATCTAGTACATCATGTATTTGAAGTAGATAGCTATCGCTCAAAAATGGGCAATGATAAAGATGTAGTAGTACTAAGTTTTACAGTAGAAAGCAAAGACCCAGCAGATGACCTAGTTAACTTTATTGAAAAAGGTTATCAGTTTGTTTTAGATGCTGATGTAACACCTGGTGAACTAAGCAACGGCAAATACAAAGTATTTGTTGAGCTACAACGTGATAGTCATGTTGCTGAACATATTAGTGACTTACTATATGGCGTTAAAAAACTTACAGGCTTAGAAGATTTTAAATTTCGTTACTACAAGAGTTTTGACAGTAAAGATGCTGTTAGAGAAATGTTAGAGGAAGTTATTCCTAACGATCCTAACACTTACGAAGAAAGTATTAAAGAACATGCAATGGAAAGCTATGAGCATTTCTTTGCTAAAGGACGTTTAGAAAAAGTTGTAATGGAAGGCGATCTATTACGAGTTAAAAAGATCTATGCTGACCCACTACAGTTTAAAGTTATTAGAGCAGGAACACCGGCAGGTATTTTAGAGTCAATTGAAGAAAAGATCAATGTCAACGAATGGGCAGAAGTTATCTTTTTGACTAAGTACTTTGGAGACTTTAATATTACCAAGTTTGGTAACAAACTCATGTTCGAAGATAACGGACATGCAGTACTAATGGAGCGACTATAATGAGCGGATTTGAATTTAATTTTACACAAGCAAAGTTTGAAGAATGTATAGGTAAGAACCCTTATGCTGATCATTGGTTTGAGGCATTATGTGAGATTCTTCCAGACTATGAAATTAACACAGTGCCACGTGTGGCAGCTTTCCTAGCACAAACAGCACACGAGTCAGGCGGATATCGTGCTATTAAAGAAAACTTAAACTACAAAGCAGAAAGTCTGTGTCGTGTTTGGCCCCGACTATTTCCCAACATAGATATTGCACGTCAGTATGCAATGCAACCAGAACGTATTGCAAATCGTGCGTACGGAAATCGTATG